ACGCCTATGCGGTCGCGGTCGCGGACGGGTTCACGGGAACGCGGTCTGAATGGCTGGCGTCTCTGGTCGGCCCACAAGGCGATGACGCCTATGCGGTCGCGGTCGCGGACGGGTTCACGGGAACGCGATCTGAATGGCTGGCGTCTCTGGTCGGCCCTCAAGGCGATGACGCCTATGCGGTCGCGGTCGCGGACGGGTTCACGGGAACGCGGTCTGAATGGCTGGCGTCTCTGGTCGGCCCACAAGGCGATGACGCCTATGCGGTCGCGGTCGCGGACGGGTTCACGGGAACGCGATCTGAATGGCTGGCGTCTCTGGTAGGCCCGCAAGGCGATGACGCCTATGTGGTCGCGGTCGCGAACGGCTTTGTCGGGACGGAAGCTGAATGGCTGGCGTCTCTGATCGGCCCACAAGGCGATGACGCCTATGCGGTCGCGGTCGCGGACGGGTTCACGGGAACGCGATCTGAATGGCTGGCGTCTCTGGTTGGCCCTCAAGGCACGGTCGCGGATGCAAACCGGGGCGAGTGGGACAATGCGACCGCCTATGCGGTGGGCGATCTGGTCGGGCATCTGGGATCGACCTGGATCGCTGAGGCGGCGAGTACGGGCGTCGAGCCGACCGGGGCGGCGAGTGAATGGCGCGTATTCGCGGCGAAAGGCGAGGTCGGCAATCTGGGGATTGGAGACGTCAGCGGGCTTCAGCCTGCGCTTGATGGGAAGGCGTCTGCGACTAACCCGGTTGTTTCTGGCTCGGTGCTAGGCTCTGGCAACACTCGCGTGATGGTTGGGTTTGGAGCGACCAGCACCTTCGACTCTGGAAAGACGCGCAACTACTTTACGCCTCGGAACGAGGTCGACACCGCTTGGGAGTGGGGCAGGGAGTTCGGCTACGACCACGGTGCGGCTAGCTGGTATTTCGACGGCTCCTTACGCGTTGGCGGCTCGGCAGTCTGGACGGTCAATACTCTTCAATCCGCGAACATCAACCGGGCGGCGATCACCGCCGATATGGCTTATGACGCTACGCCGGGCGGTGTGGTTGCATTTGACGCAAATGGCGTCGGGTGGCCTGTTGAGTACGCTGCGGGTCTGCATGTTCACCAGAACACGACACGACAGTTCCAACTGGTTGTTCAGAACAAGACCGCCTATTTCCGGCGCGGTCATTCAACCTTGCCCGGTGATGGTTGGTCTGACTGGACGCGCATCCTGACGCATTGGGATTTGGGCGCTGCGAGTGGCGTGGCGCCGCTTGACGCCAACAGCAAGATCGATCCGTCTTACCTGCCCGACAATATCGGCGGCGGTCTGACCGTCGCTGCGATCCAGACGGCGGCGTTCACGCCGGAAGCCGGGACGCTTTATCCCATCGACACCAGCGGCGGGCCGGTGACCTTGTCCGCGCTTCTGGCCTCGCCCGAATATGGCGATGAATGTGCATTGGTCGCCTATGGCAAAAGCTGGTCACCGTCCAATCCCGTCACGCTTCCCGCTTCGGCGTCGGTGCTGATCAATGGCGAGCCTTACGACCTGGTCATCACCGCGCCCGCCTTTGTTGCGATCCGCTGGGCGGGTGGCAATTACGGGTTCGAGGTGAGCATCACGGCGCTTGATCAGACCGAGTATCGCGAACCGCATGTGCGAACGCCGTCAATCACAAGCCCGGCTGATGCGGCGACCGATATCGTCGAAAGCCCGACGCTGACGGCCTCGGCCTTCGCGCCGGTCAACGCGCATGGCGAGACGCACGCGGCGTCTGACTGGCAGGTCGCGACCGATAGCGGCTTTGCGTCCATCGTCATCCAAAGCGCCGATGATGCGGTCAACCTGGAAAGCTGGAAGGTTCCAGCCGGAAACCTCGCCGTTAACACGACCTATTATGCGCGAGTGCGGTATGCGGGCGCGACCTATGGGGATTCGCTCTGGTCGGAGCCTGTCAGCTTCACTACGGCGACCGAATTTCTGGATGGGGATGCGCAAGCGATCATCGACCAGATGAGCACGCCGCCCGCATCGGCGCGCCAGCTTCTGATTGATGATCTGGTCACGGGTCTGAAGGCGGACGGTTTGTGGTCCAAGTTGCTCGCCCTGTGGGTGCCTGCCGCCCATGACGCACAATCGGCGCGGCTGAACTGGAAAGACCCTGCCGGTGTGTCGCTCTCGCCGATTAATGCGCCCACTTTCACGGCGGATCAGGGCTATAAAGGCGACGGGTTATCAAGCTACATCGACACGGGCGTTAAGCCCTCCGATTACCCCGCATATGAAACGGGGTCAGCGTCCATCGGCGTGGCGTTGGGGGCGGGGTCTGGGACCTTGTTTCAAGGTGCTATAGCGGGGGTGAATGACCGGCAGACCGGCGCTGAAACTTCTCTGGGACTGAGATTTAACTCGGACAAGTACCGCGCCTTTGTGAACTCACAGGGTATAACTGGCAATTCGGTCGCCAGTGTTGCGCCCGGCGCCTTCGTTATCGCGACCAAGACAGACACAACCTCGAATACGCCCATTTATGTGGACGGGTCTCTAGATAGTACGGGTTCGGTCTCTGTGGTGCGTGTGCCTGAGCGGAACCTGTTCCTTCTTTGTCAGCGTTTTGATGAAAACCCGAACAGCTTCACCGCTGCGCAGATTTCGCTCGCCTTTATCGGCACGGGCTTAACCGCCACCGACGCCGCCAATCTCAACACGCGCGTGAGCGCCTACATCGCGGGGCTTTAAAATGATTTTGCTTGACCAGAGCGGGCGCGACCAGGTGCGCGCCCAGCACGCGGGCCGCCTTGAGCCGGTCGAGGCGGTTCCCGGTTTTTACTTCCTGCCCGAACGCCTGATCGCCGCGTTTGACGGGCTGGACGCCTACCCGACCGGCGATCTGCTGGAAGGCGCGAAAGCGCATATGCTGGGCCAGTTGTCCACCCGTCGAGAGCAGGCCGAAACCGCCTTCACCTATGGCGGCGTGCCGGTGAAGCTCGATGAAGGCACGACCGCTCGGCTGGCGGCGGCGTCGGCTGGGCTGGCGCGCAAGCCCAGTGGTGAAACGGTCGACTGGCAACTGGCGCGGGGTGTGTTCCAGGCGCTCGATCTGACGGCACTAGAAGCGTTCGGCGATGCGGCCTTCGATCATGTGCAGGCGTGCTTCGCCAATGCGCGCGCCCTCGCAGAGGCGATCAACGCCGCCGCTGATCTCGACGCCTTGCGTGCGATTGATCTGGATGCGGGCTGGCCGTGAGGCGATTAATAGAATGCTTCATCATCACCATTTGGAATGAAGCGGGGGTTGGGCGGTAAAGCAAGTTGAGTGACTATCATGGTGCCATCATTGTCTCTTTGGCTGTTTCCTTCTAGAGATTTTGCGGCATTCTGGACTAATTCATCCAAGTGAGCGGCGATATGATTCAGGCTCATGGTCACTACACTATTTGTCCATTTTCCAATTTCGCTTTCTTGGAAGCCCGGCCCAATAAAGTTTGCAACTGTAAAAGCTAGTAGTGCGTCTCTTATTATGTAGCCACGAGCTTTAATCGATCCTTCTGCGTAGTCAGCAATTTTAAATACCTGAGATATTCTAATTGATGATATAGGTCTGCCGTCATTAAAATTAATATTATACTCCAAATCAATAGATTTATTATCACGCTTTCTTGAGTATTGAATCTCTATGTCAAATTCTTCAATTGCCGCTATATTTTCAAATATATTTATATTGATAAGGTTCTCAAATCTTTGAACAAGGTGATAATCTTTTACCGAGTTTAGATTCAGGCCCTCGAAATGAAATGGAACGCCCTCTTCGATAAGGGTTTCCGGCTTGATAATCTGCATCTTTCCTCTCCTGATCATCAGTCCAGTCTTAGCAATCAATCTAGAGACACGTCCACTCAAAAGCCCGCCCCGTCAGGCGGGCTTTTCTGTGTCTGCGTCACACCAGAAGGAATTCTGCATGCCCCATCGTTTCATCCATGCGGCCGAGAGCGCGTGGCGCTTCATCGTGGCGCTCTATGAGCCGGTTATCTTCTATGTCGCCGTCATGGCGGCCGGCGCGATCGCGACGGCGCAATCGGTCGGAGCGATCGCCCAGACGCTTGATCTGTGGTGGGTGCTCGAGCTGACCGCCTATGCGTGCGGCACGCTCGGCGATCTGCACTTTCGCGGCCGCGCCTATGCCAAGCTCCCGCCCGATCGCCGGGCCTCGCGCTTGCGCGAATGGAAATCGCGCCTCGGTCTCGCCGCCATCGGTCTTGCCGGCGGCGTCTATGCGTCGCTTCCCGTTCATGTGCTCCTCGAGCAATGGGGGGATCTGGGGCATGCTCTGGGTCCGCTCGCCAACTTCCTGCTGGTCCTCGTCGCTGTGCCGGTGATCGACGGCCTGCGCGGCGTGTTCCGGATCCTGTCAGGCGCCAGCGCGCAGGAGGCGTTTGCCGGGCTGGTGATCGGCTGGGCGCAACGCCGGGCCGGGGCGCGCCCGTCCCAGCCCCCGGCTGAAGCGACGCCGCCGTCCAATCCCAACGGGGAGGGGTGATCATGCCGGTCCACGATCACGCCCTCGCCGAACGCCTGCCGCTCGATTATCGCTGGCTCGCGACCGTGCCCGGCCCGCCCATCTTGCGCGAGGCGCTGGCGCTCTATGGGGTGCAAGAGGTGAGCGGGGCGGGGAGCAATCCCGCGATCATCGGCTGGCGCGATGAGTTGATCTCGGCGCGCCCGGATCTCGATTGGGTGCGTGAGGTCTACACCCATGACGGCGTGCCCTGGTGCGGACTGTTTGTCGCCATCTGCGCTCATCGCGCGGGTCATCGCGAGATCGCGCCGAGCTTCCTGTCGGCCCGCTCCTGGACCCGGTTCGGCACGGGCGTCGCCTCGGGCCGGCCTGTGGTCGGCGACATGCTGGTGTTCTGGCGCGGATCGCCGGACGGAACGGCGGGGCATGTGGGCTTCTATGTCGGCGAGGACGCCACCCACTATCACGTCCTCGGCGGCAACCAGTCCGACGCGGTTTCCATCATGCGGATCCGCCGCGCGCGCCTGCTCTATGACGGGGTGCGCCGTCCGCTGCCCGTTGCGGGCGGTCACCCCGGCTGGGGTCGCCCCATGATCCTCGACGCCAGCGCCGCTGACGATACCGAGAACGAGACCTAGGCCGCGCGCCGCGCCCGTCCGCCTGACCCCTTCAAACACAAAGGAGACTGACCATGCTTGCCCATGCTTTCCGGGTTGGCGAGAGCCTGCTCGTCCTGATCCTCGTCGCCTGTCTGCTCCCGCTTCTGGGCTGGGGCGGCTGGGCGATCGCGCTGACGGCGTTCCTCGCCGCTGTGCTCTGGTTCCTGCGCCCCTATTTCTGGGCGCGGCTGGTGCTACTGAAAGAGTGGGTGTTCGGATGAGCTGGGGCCTCGGCCTCGCCAGCGGTCTCGGCTTCATCACCGGCGCGGCGGTGCTCCTGTTCATCGGCGCGCCGCCCTTCGCCCCGTCCTACCTGCACATGCACGCCAAGCTCTATGACGAGTCCCGGCTCGCCGAGGCGCAGGCCGGCCGCGCCGAGGGTGAGGCGGACAATCGCAAGGCTGAACAGGCGCAGGCTGTCGCCTCGGTGACCGGCCAGCGCACGGCGTGCGCTGACCAGCTAGACGCCCAGGCGCGCGTCTATGAAACCGCACTTGACCAGATGGAGGCCCGCTATGCCGGGACTGAAAATGCTTGCCCCGATGATCGCGGCCTTGTGTCTGTGCGCGGGCTGTATGAGCCCCGTTCGCCCGAGCTGGCGGACGGTTGATGCGGTCGCGCCGATCGCGCCGCCGCCCGAGGTGTGCGCGGATCCAGCGCCTGAACCCTTGCCGCCCGAGGGCGCGGCCTATCCCGAGCCTGTGACGCCGGCGGAGATCCGCGCCGAGGCGCGGCTCACCGCCTTTCTGGCGCGTCACCGCGCCTGGGGGATCGAGGGCTGGGCCGTCGCCGCCGCCGCGCGGAAGGCGAGTTGTGTTGACATAAACGCGTCATAAGCGACTTGCGCAACGCGGGAAAAAGTGCGAGCTAAATCGCGCTTTAAAAGAACAGGGGGACTGTGATGAAAGCACTTAAATATGCAGCACTCTTAGGGGCTTGCGCCCTTCTGACCGCATGCGCCGGACGCGCGAATTCTGTTGCGCCTGTCGCCGTTTCGTCGACCGAGTATGCAGGCTGGACGTGTGAAGACACCCGGGGCGAGCTTGATGCAGCGCGTCAGCGCGAGAACGCGCTGGCCCGGCGCCAGAACAATGCCGCGACGGCGGATGCGGCGGGCGTGTTCCTGGTGCTGCTGCCGCTGGGGTCTGTGTTCGGCGGCGATGTGTCCGGCGAGCTTGCCCAGGCCAAGGGCGAAGTGAACGCCCTCGAGCGCGCCGTGACGGCGAACTGTCGCTCCGAAGCCGAAGCGATGGGCGTCGCTGGCTGACCCTCGCGATCGCGATGAGAGAAAGGCCGCTCCGGTTGGGGCGGCCTTTTTCAATTTCGCCGTTGAGGTATCCAGAATGACATTAATGTCATCAGGCTTGTGATTGAAATTTGTGATCCTAATTCTGTATCTATCACCCAGATGCCGGTACCCTAGATTAAGGTGCCGTTGACCTCTGTTGAGCTAGTTGTACTGTTGCAACAAGGGAACCAGTGCCCCAGCGATTGCATTATATGGCCTTGCGAAGGCCGCATTCGCATGCACTAAGTGCGCGTGTGATGACAATTCACACTAATCGGAGTCTGACATGACCCCTCGTAAGACACTTGATCACAAGGCTCAGGCGCAAAAGCTGCCGAAGCTGCCTGAGGTCGAGGATTACAACGATATCCCGCGCGAGACCGTCGAGCAGCTTCGTAAGCGCTACGGGCATCTCCGTGAGAATGCTAAACCAGTTTCGGTAGTGACCTGGTGACAGAACGGGCTTGGCCAAAACCAACTTGGCCAAAGGCCTATGATCTTGTGTGGACTAGATTTCCCCATGAGGAAACTCCACACGAGCCTCCTATCAAATCGCGCCCTTGTCTCGTCCTCGGAGTTTTCGAACTCGAGGACGGGACCGCGTTGCTCGAGTTGGCGCCAGGATCATCTCAGCTAAAAGTGGATAGCAGGCCCTTTGATTTTCGTATCTCGAATTATGCTGAGCTTAGGACGGCGGGCCTCATGAAGGCGACGAGGTTCGATTTAAGTAGGGTTTTCCATCTTCCTTATACGCATACGTGGTTTGCTCCGCTCCGTGCGGCAGGTAAGACAACGCCAGTGTTGGGGGCTCTATCTCCAACTGTGGTCTACATGTTCCAATCTCACATGGCATGGCTTGAGCATCTGGCTTCTGATCAAGACGACAACTCAGATCAAGCCTGAGCCCTCACCCATCCCCAAGCCTCTGCACCGCGATCGCGCGGAACTCCTCGATGAGCTCGCGATCCAGCGTGTCCATGTCCTCGGGCAGGGGCGACCCAGTGAGCGCCTCATAGGCTTCATCGGTCAGGGCGAGCGCATAGAGCATGTTTGGTTGTCCGCGCCCGGCGCGCAGGAAGGCGGCGAGGACTTCGAGCCGGATGGCGGCGCCCAGATTGGCCTCGACCAGAAGGCGCAAGGCCGCCGCCCTGGGCTGGATCTCACGCGCTATGACGCGCTCTTCATCCGTAAGCGTTAGAGAAGACATGGTTTCCCCCGGTTGTTCACAGGTGTGAATAAACCATGACGGTATATTTTATTCGCGTCTAGGGGGAATCGTGAGCGCGTTCAGGCTTTGCGTCTTGGACCTGGCACATCCCTCGGCGCATCGGCCCGGATCCGCCCTGTTTCATCAGTATGGAATGTCTCTACCGTTACCGCTTCCCGGCATCTGGGGCAACGCCGCGATCGGGCCTGCGCCTCGACCGTGGCGGCGTTCCCGCCGCCCGGGCCTGCATCAAACCATCGCGGTTTGATGCAGGCCTGAGGGCAGGTCAGGCGGAAGCCCGCAATATGGTGCTGTGGATCAGACATAACCACACTCTAGCGGGTCGGTGTTGCGCAGAGCTAGCCCAGCGGCGAGGGGCCGGCGATGAGGTAATAAAAGCCAGCATGCGCGATCGTGATGATCGTGCGCGCGAGCTCGGGGCCGATCTCGAGGGACATCTCGAGCTTGAAGTGAATGGGCACGTACTGCATGGTCAGCTTTCTCCCCATCAGGGGTCTGTGACGGCCCGGCGTGCTCATTGCCGTGATAGCGCCGGGTCGTCGCTTCCAATGGCGGACAGGTCCGCCTCTCAGTTCAATATCGTTTCACCTAACCCTATGGTTAAGGTCGTTCCATTACGTGACGGGCGGCGTTTGCCGCCTGTTTTCGCGGCGGCCAATCCCGATCGCGAATCGACTCTGCCCCTGTTCGGAATGCGAATCACGTCTTGAAGTTTCTACGGGACCATTCCCCTTCATCCACAGGCGAAGGTGGATATCCCCGATAGGGCAATGGCTTAAGGGTCTTAGGCTGTATCCGCCCCCGTGAACGGGGCCTGTTGATAACCCACTGCGTAAAAAACTTACCCTGTCGGCGAAGTCGGCGGGGGTTGGGGTGTTGGAGCACCCCGAACCGCGCGCTGGCACGCGCACCCCGGGCGGGCTAGCACCGCCCGAAATCCCGCCACCGGCCGGACCGGCGGCGGCAATCAAGAGAAAACCGACTATGGAGTCTAGAGCTGATCTGTTCGGCGATGTCGCGGCAATCCCGGTCGAGCCGGCCGTGGCTTATCTCGGGGGCAAGTCCCGTCTGGCCAAACGCCTTGTGCCGATGATCGACAGCGCGCGGGCGCGGATCTATGCCGAGCCCTTTGTGGGCATGGGCGGCGTGTTCCTGCGTCGTCGCATCCAGTCACCCGTTGAGGTGATCAATGACTATAGCCGCGAGGTAGCGACCTTCTTTCGCATCCTGCAGCGTCATTATCCGCAGTTCATCGAGACGCTTAAATACCAGATCACCACGCGCGCCGAGTTCGAGCGGCTCTCGCGTACCGATCCGGACACGCTCACAGATCTCGAGCGCGCTGGCCGCTTCCTCTATCTGCAGGCCTGCGCATTTGGGGGGAAGGTGGGTTCTCGATCATTTGGAGTGAGCCTGACCCATGGGGGTGGGTTCAATCTGCTCTCGATCGTGCCCAAACTCGAGGCGTTACATGCTCGTCTGTCAGGGGTCGTTATCGAGAACCAGACTTACAGCGCCTTTATCGAGAAGGTCGATCGGCCCGAAACCCTGTTCTACATCGATCCGCCCTATTGGGGCGGTGAGACCGATTATGGAAAAGGCCTGTTTGAGCGGGCTGACTTTGCCCGCTTGGCCGACCAGCTCCAATCGATCAAGGGCCGGTTCATTCTCTCGATCAACGACGTACCCGAGATCCGCGACCTGTTCGCCTGGGCCTCTATACAGCCTGTGGAGGTGCGATATTCTGTCGGCGATAACGCCCAGCTCGCCAAGGAGCTGATCATTCAGGGGGGCAAGGATTAATGAGTAGCGGAATTGATAGTGTACTGAAGTTGCTGACTTCGCGCCCCGCTGTAGGATTAATTGGCGTAGGAGGTGGGGCATTGCTTTTTGCTGAGTGGCATTGGCCTTTGATTTTCGATGAAAACGCAAGTGCCTTATTGCTGGGATTTAGAGCGTTCGGAATGGTAGCGGTTGGCGGCGGGCTAGGCTTGGCTGCTGGATCCGGAATAGCTGCTTTCCGTAAGGTATTCAGCAATTATAAAGAGAAAAAGCGCGCTGAGGCGTCTGCCATATTACTAAGCAAAGAGAAAGCGCAAAAGGATGATTACATAAAAAACACAATATTAAATCTATCTAGTAGCCAAAGGTCCTATCTATTTAATAATTTTATTATTGTGGAATTATTTTATGAGTGTCGTGTTGTTGAGCCCGAATTTCGTCGGGTTTGTGCGGAGTTGCATGATCTAAAGGTGGGTAATCTAAACGGGGATTTGTTTACGATCGATAAGGACTTTCTTCTCTCCATGCAGAAGCAACCAAATTTACTGCGCGCTTAACTTGATCCCCTATGGTAATCGCATCCCGCACCAGTCATGTCGGCGTCCCTCCCAGGGCACGGCATAGCCCTCACTGATCAACAGCTCACTGACCGGCCGGGCGTCAAGCACGACCTCGCCAAGGGTGCGGCCGTAGCGGTCGACCCCGTCGCGGACTAGCTCGATCCGGCCGGCTTCCGAGATCAGCCGCTCAAGGCGCCGGGTGGCGAGCTCGGCGAGCCTGGCCTCGGCTTCACACTCCGCGCGCCAGTTGCGCTCGGGCGTATCGATCGAGGCGATGCGGATCCGCTCCGCGCCATGGGCGAGGGTGTCGCCATCGATCACGCGCCAGCCGTCCTCGATCGCATCGGCCGGGGCGACCGCGCCAATCACAATCGTCAACGCAATCGCCACGATCGCCCAGGGCGAGCGCCTCGTGTGAAGGACTGGCGAGCGGTGCGACATGCGCTGCGCCTAGCCCTGCGCCTCGCCTGACGCATCCTTGCGCGCCCGGTCGGCTGCCTCGACTCCGAATCCTAGCGCCATCAGCCCGGCAACCAGCATCAGTCCGCCAAAACCGATTTGGATGTCGGACGCCAAGCCGCCTTGAAAGCCGACATAAAGAAACAATGCCCCGCCGCCGATGCCGATGAGGAAGGCTAAAAAGTGTGCAAAAGCAGCCATGTGCGAATCTCCGCTCTGTTTGCCGCAATGTAAGGGCGAAGCCCGAACCGGCAAATGCGGGAAAGTCCCAGACGGTGCAAATACGTCATCCCGGTCTTAAGGTGTTGAGCATGCAGGCCGTGGCGGCTTTTGAAAATCCGCGTGTCGGTGGTTCGAATCCGCCCCCGGGCACCATCCTTCTTTCCCTTTAAAATCAAAGTGCTTGGTGTAATCGCGCTGGTTTCGTGGCCGGGTTTTGCGCCGGGAATGTCGCGCTATTCGAGCTGAAATCCCGGCTATTCCCGCCTATTCCCGGAAGTGCCGCTCAGTCCATATGGCGCAAATACGGCACATACGGCGCAAAACGGCGCATCAGCTTTGCCGCTTTCATCCTTCGTTCCTGGGTGGGGCGCGTTGCTAAAGACAAAGCCCCGGGCGTCTGACCCGGGGCTTTTTCTGCAGTCAATCGAACGCGCGATCGGCGGCGGCCGCCATTCGCGCATCCTCCTCGTCATCGGGCCACAGATGCGAATAGAGGTCCATGGTCAGCTTGATCGTGGAATGGCCCATCATGCTCTGGACCTTTTTGGGTTGGGCGCCGTTGGCGATCGCGACCGAGGCTGCAACGTGTCGCGCCTGTTTGAGCGAATAATGCGGCGTCCAGATCATTTCCCGATAATCGCCATTGGGGTGGTGCTTGCGGGTTTTCGAGGGTTGGCCGGACGCCAGCCCGACCGCACGCAGGAGGGGCGTCCACATATTCCGGGTGATCGCTTCATTGGGCCAGACCTTGCCCATGGCGTTGGGGAAGGCCAGTGCGCCGGATCCGCCGGCCGCTTTCAGACGGGCCGCCGTATCGGGATGAGTCGGGGGGCATGCGAGTTTCCAAGCCTTGAGCGCCATAACCGTGTCCGGGCTCAGCGCAAGCGTTCGCACAGACGTGTCTGTCTTGGGCAGGGCTGCAATGGTGTTCCATTTATCCGCCGATCTGCGAATGGTGACACGCGGGTGCGCGCCCGCAAGGATGAAGTCGGCCCAGTCGAGCGCGCGAAGCTCGCCCGGTCGCAGTCCGTTCAACATCAGGACGCGCACGGCGGCTCGAGCGCGCCCGCGATCTTGGACGGCGCGTTGGTCAGCCGCATCCAGAATGCTTTTGCATTTGTCTCTGGGCGGGATCTCGGCCGGTTTGGCGAGGCGCTTGGAGCGCGGCGCGGTGACATGGGCGGCGAGCGCGCCGTCGCGGGCCGGGGTTCCGCGCAGCGCGCCCCACTGGATCATCTGTTTGACCGTCGCCGCGATCTTGCGGGCGAGCGCATAGCTCACGCCTTGCTCGATCAGCCTGTCAAAAAAACGCTGCAGCTTGGGGGCGTCGAGCTCACTGATCCGTTCGCGGGCGATGGGATCGGCCAGCAGATGGATTTCAAGATGCTGACGCTTTTGTTCATAGGTTGATCGCGAGCGTTCCTTGCTGTGCCAGAGCTGCAGGAAGTGGGCAAGAAAGGCGTTGGCCACGTCCCTGACCTGGGTTTCGTGGTTCTGGCCCGGGGTGAGGGTCTTCTCGGCGGCGAGCGCCTTGGCCTCCTTCTGGGTCTTGCAGTTCCGGGTGCGCTGTTTGCCGTCAAGATCAACCCAGCTCACGACCCAATAGATCGGAAGTGTCCCGTCCTTGCGGGGGCGTCCCTCTTTTTTGCGTACTGAAGCCATCGTTATATCACGGGGGTGATGGCGCGCGCGGTCAAGCCGCTACGCGCCCTTGTCATCAAGATAGCGTTTGAGTGTGGAGATCCGCACCGCCACGCCGAGACCGGGGATATTGCGAAACGGCGCCCCTTTCTCGATCATGCGATAGATCTGTTTCTCGCTCATGGGCGGGCCAATCTCGGGCGCGGGGCTGAGATAGCGCGCGATCGCGGCCGCGCCCTTCAGGATCGGATCGCCGGCCGCGTCCAGTGGCTCGGCCTCGTTCGTCTGGGGTGAGGGGGCGGTCATGCCGCCTCCTTCCGGATCCGCGCCGAGGCCGGCGGGCGCCCGTTCACCAGATTCGTGCGCACGTCATACCGGACAGAGCGCATGGTCGGGGTGAAACCCATCTCGATCACTTCGACCGTGATCTCATAGCCGCGCTCACGCCAATAGGCCTTGAGGTGATCGCGCAGCCTTATCGCACCGTCCTTGCTGGCAAAGTCCATCATTGTTCGCCCTCATCTCCGCTGGCGGCTTCTGCAAGCGCGATGAGGCGCTCGCGCAGGATCGGATTGACCTTCGCCAGGGCGATCAGCATGCGCGCCGCCTGGCGATCCTCGGCCGGGTCGAGCGTGGCCTGCGCGGCCGGGTTGGTCGCCTTGGCCTGATCGCCCTCGAGGCCTTCATAGAAATAGGCCGGGCTGACATCGAGCGCCTGTGCGATCGAATAGAGGCGCGGGGCTGAAACCTTGTTCGCGCCGCTCTCGTATTTCTGGATCTGCTGGAAACGGATTTCCACCGCGCTGGCGAGCTGGGTCTGGGTGAGGCCCAGCAAACGCCGCCGGCGGCGAATGCGCTTGCCCACATGCTCGTTCACAAGGGTTTCATCGAGAAGGGTCGGGGTGAAATCGAGCGCCATGTCTAGGCCTCCTCTGGATTTGCGCCGTAGCGCACTTGATTGCGGATTTCGCAGCAATAGGCGGGCGGCGTGATGGCGTTCACGGCCTGCCAGACGTCACACGCCGCCTTGAGACGTCGCTCGAGATCGCGCCTCTGGTCTTCTGTGACGGGGAAGTTGATCTCGCCATCCTCGGGATCGCCGGCATAGTCGAGCAGGGCAGAGCCGAGTTCGCCCTCGAGCGCTTTCTCGAGGATGAGCTCGGCATCCATGGCGTCGGCGATCCGGATCGGGCGCTGGAGATACTCCTGAATGTAGAAGTCCTCATCCGCGTCGAAATAAGTGTGGGCGTCCGCGAGTGCGGCTTCACGGCTCTGAAAATCAGTCCCTGAAAACGTGCCCTCCTCATAGGGGCTATGACACCATTTCCACTCGCCCGGCTTGAGCGCGTCCGCGATCAGGCCCTGATGTGCGGCGATCGCGCTCTGCATGTTCCGGAGCAGCGTGGTGAGAATGATCATGTCCGGGCTGGGCAGGGCGCCCTGGGTGGGGAGTTTCGGCTCGAGAAAGTCGACCAGCTTTTGCGCCTCGCGCACCAGACCGTCCTCGGTCGGTGCGTCCTCGGCGCACGCCGTGCGCTGGGGGTCGTTGGCGTTCATCGCGTCTGCCCTCCCGCTGCGTAGTTGGGGTTGGCTTGCAGCAGGGTTTTGACTTCCCAAAGCAGGGCCTGGAGTGTCTGTCGGGAAATCGGCGCTTGGGACCGCGCAAGAAGGCGTTTGGTCGATATATCCAAACCGGCTTCTGTGATCGTCAGATCATCCAGAGCCTTGTCGAGTTTTGCGACATACTCCGCCATTGAGGACGGAACGAAAGTGTAGGTTTTCGGGCGTCCATACTCGCCTTCGCAGCGCCAATACTCCGTCCAGTCGGCGATGCATTCGAGGGTGATCGTGTCGCCGAGCTCGATCCCGTATTCGCCCCGTTCGCGATGAAACGCCTCAAGGGTCTCTTGCTGGTTTTCAAAGTCGTTTTCAGCGACAAAGCGCGTCACGCCAGCGGGCGGCTCGGGGCCTTCCATGCCGTTTTCGCCATAGGTGTAGGTGATGACGGCGAGAGTCTGGCTTGCCTGAAAGCGGACGATCTCGCCGGGTTCATAGGTTCTGAACTGTGTATTGCCGCACGCCTCGCAGTGTTCGGATTCAGAGCCGCCTTGCGCCCATTGGGCGAGGGTGAGGCTCGGAATGATCTCGTCCATTGCATCGACCGGGCATCGAAAAACAGGGGCTTGATTGGTTGTCATGTCAGCTCCTTGGGTTTGAAAGGGGGTGCCGGGGCGCGCGGTGTGAGGGGTGAGCGCGCCCCGGCGATCGCCGGCGGCGAGGGGGCGGTGCGCCGGCGAAGGGGGCTAGTCGGCGCTCTTGCCGCTCATCAGCGCGTCAGCGGCTTCTGTGAGGGCTTCACGGCTGGCGAAGCGCCATTCGGGGGGCTGGTAGCCCTCGGCGCGCAAATGCAGCCAGCCGGCCGCCTCCTTGGCCTTGTCGGGCATGTCGGCGGGGTCTTTGCCCATCGCCTGCGCGATGCGGGTGAGGGATCCGCGATTGAAGCGCTCGAAATACTCAAGCCCCGGTTCGGGCAGGGCGTCCGCGACTGCGTCCTCGCCCAGATGATTGACGATGGCGAGGACAAGGGGGCTGTCGCCCGAGCTCGGGTCATCGCCATAGGTCCCGGCCCAGCTTCCGACCTGGTCCGCGATCGCGGCGGCGAACAGACGGGGGAGATCCTTGCTCGCGATCAGGCTGGCGAAGGCGCGGCCGGCGCTGGTCACAATCACATCGGTGCAGCCCTCCTTGGTTTCCTTGGCCTCAAGCCCGCTGATCGCCTCGCCTTTGTCGGAGAGTTTGCGCAACGCATCGAATAGCGCACGGCCCTTGCCTATGGCGTGATCCTCGCCTCGCAAGGGGACAGGATGCAGGGTGATCGAGCGTTGCTCGCCGCCAAACCATGTCAGACTGCCCAGGAGTGCGAGCGTCATGGCGACGGCGGAATTGCCGGCGACGGCCTGTCTCAGGGCGCCTGACTTGACCCGTTTGGAGTCCAGCCAGTGGCGGCGCTGATAGGGCTCCGGCGCGGATTTCAGGCCTTCCGCCTCGGCCGATTGGCGGATGGCGTCTTTTGTCTCGGCTTTCGCCGTTTCAGACTTGGCGGGTTTGAGTTTCAACCGGCGATCATGCAAGGTGACCGCGCCTGAATAGGCGTTGAACACCAGCACGGCGCCGGTCTCGGCGTCGGGCATGTCCTCGGGTGCGGGGTCATGCTGATAGGCTGTAAATGCCTCATCCGTTGTCACCACAAAGGCCCGAACCGCCTTGAGGGCCTCGGCCTTGGCGTCGAGCGCCTTGCGCTGCAGCGCCTTCGCCTGCGCTGCATCTTCAAGAATGATCACGGGCTCATCGCCATAGCCGGCCGCTTGCGCCTCCTCGGCGTCGAGCTCGATCTTGCCGCCTTGATACTGGTCAAGGTCGAACAGGATGCCGTTCGCCTCGGCATGATAGACCCAGCCATCGGCGAGGAGCTCGCGCAGGATGGCTTTCTCGCCATACCTTTCTGCGCCCCATGTGAGGATGTTGGCGAGCACGCTTTCCTGACGCGCCAGATCGGGATGGCTGGCGAAGGCGCGGGCCTGCACAATGGAGATCCGGCCTTGCCGGAAGGCGTCACGCACCGCCGGGGCGAGATCGCGGGCGAGCTTGGTGCGCTCCTGGACCCAGCGGCGTGATTTGCCCATGGCGTCGGCGAGTTCGTCCGTCACCTTGCCGGCGAGCCGCTCGGCCTGTGGATCCTCGCCATGCTCGGTCTTGCGCAATTGCTGCAGGCGCAAGAAGGCCTCGCCCTCCTCAAGGGGATGAACATTGGTGCGCTGACGGTTCTCGGCGATCCCGATGAGCAGCATGTCGGCGTCGGTCATGGGCCGGACAAGTACGCTGACAGGGCGGGCCGGATCGAATTTGGGGCTCGAGAGGTTGTGCTCGGCGAGGTAGAGCATCGCGCGCAGGCGGGACGCACCGGCGGCGAGTTCGATATGCCCCTTGCCCAAGCCCGGATGCGGCCGGCCAACCGGGTTCTGCAACAGGCCATTGTCGAGAATGTCGAGGGCGAGTTGCTTTATCGCCTCGGGGTCAAAATGCTTGCGCGGGTTCAGATCGCTTTCATGCAGGCGCGAGAGCAGGACCGGCTCGAGCGCGCCGCCGCCATGGGCTTGCCCTCCGATCTCATCCTTGAAGGCGGCGCGGGCGAGGGCGAGGGCGTCTTCATGCGCGCGGCTCAGATGGGTGATCAGCGCCTTTGAAACACGATCCTCGATCGCGGCGTCGCGTCGGATAAGGCCGTCCTCGTCAAGACGCTTGAGGCTGCGTCTGACAGAGTCAGCGCGTCGGCCGTTCCGTTTGGCGTAGGCGAGGGCGTCAAACTCGATCCCGTTCTCGCAGGCGGTCAGGTAAGCGCAGGCGAGATCAGCATCGCCCAGTCTGATATCAGGGGTCTCAGTCATGTCCGGTTCCCGGTTATCGTGATGGGTCAGCGCACTCCGTGCGCCGGGATTGACCTACCGATAACCGGGAAACCGGGATATGTAAACTATAATCCCGGCCAATCCCGGATTATTTTCTCGCAGTCTGCCGGGTTTCCCCCTCAATCTCGTAATGGCGCAACAGCATTCGGAGCTGCGCGGCGTGTTTCCGATCAAGCCGGATCTCTCGCAGCGGCTGCCCGTCAGGCGGTATGAGCTGGATCTCGAGCCCGCCTGCCGGCGCATTGTGACAAATCAGAACAGTGGGCCTCGCATCCCTTGTCCCATCAAGGACGCGCAAGTCCGGGTTTGATCTAGTGGCTTGTTTCATTGCGTCTCTCTGTCCTAAATCCCCGAGCACGGGTATTAGATAGGGAGAAGGCGCGCAAAACAAGAAAAAGCGGAGTCCAAACAATGACTTAACGTGGTAAATTTCAGGTCGACCGCATTGTGAATATGAAAAAACGTGCGTCTTTTCCGTGGGCTAATATGCTTATTCGCTCAGTGCTTTCGAACGCAGGCAATTACAGTGAATAAGTTGAAGGTGACTGTGTGGGGTGTGTTCGGAGTTATCCTGGGCGCAGCCTCATTGATTTCACTCACGGTACGCGCGTTTGATGTCGGCTTGGCAGACCTACCAGCCGAAATAATCCAATACTATCGGTGGTTCATCACTGAAGTGATCCGCAGGCCGTTGTTCGATCTTTGGATGCAGCCTTGGCTAGGATGGTCGATCCCGGCCTGGGTATTCGACGTTCTGCTGATCTGGAGCTTGTTTGCAGCAGGTGTTGCGAGAATCGTGATCGCAAGTGGAGAGTATCTTAATATAAAAAGGTGGGCAGAATTAGTCTTTAAAGCTCCGATAATCTGGTGCTACCTAATATATATTCTTTCAAAGGATGCCGCTTTTGGAGCTTTTAGTCTTTTCGCACAAGGCGTCAAAGAGGCGGGTAAATACAAGAATTATAAGATAGTGCTATGGCGATCTGGCCATGCAATTAACGTAATTGTGCATGGGTTCGCCTACGTAGTACTTGGGGTGGGGCCTATAATATTAACTTTTGCCTTCTTCCTGTGGAATGCGATTTTATTGACGCCGGCTCTTTAGCCGATCTTGCGCCCGCGTGCGTCAACGGCGCTGGCGCTTGATTGCACCAGGGTGCGGGCAATCATCAGGATCCGCTCGGCTTCACCCGCTTCTTTGGCGGCGCGGTAGAGTCCCAGAAGCTCAAGCTCATCATATTCAAGTGTGACAAGACCCTGATTTGAGCCAGCAGGGGCAGGGCTTTTCGTGCGCGGAACGTCCTGCTCGCCATAGAGATAGGCGGGATCCACTTCGAGCGTTTCAGCAAGGGCGAAGACCGAGGTGCTGCGCGGCGCCCGGGTTTTTCCGCGCTCAATGTCCCGGATAAAGGACGGGTTCAGGCCGGCGAGTTTCGAGGCGCGCTCGGCGGAATAGCCCAGCACCTCTAACCGCTTTTGTATGCGGTCGATCCGGACCTGTCCGGAGGGTGTTTCATTCGTGCTCATGACCCGAAGGTGCGCACGTTTGAGCCGGGACAAAACCGCGATACTCCCCTGAATTAACCTGCCATTAACCGGGATACCGGGATAAAGCCCTTGTATTCCCGGTTAACCAAGGCAGGATTTTCCCATGAACCCCACTGATTCGCCCGATGGAGCGGTGAGAGACATGGCAAACCCTGCCGACAACCGGGATAATAGCCGGGAAATCCCGGCTATGGCAATCGCGCCGTTTCATGTCGACCCGGTCTCACCGGAAAAACGTCTTGTCAGTCTGGCGCTCAATGCCGTGTCTGACGCTTTCCTCATCCATCCCGGATGCTTTGATCAGATCACGCGCGGACCCAGCAAGGCGTCAAAGGCGCGTCTCGTGGCGATCGAGATGGCGGTGCGTTGGGGCAGGCTTTCGCCCTGGGGCGCGTCCAAGGCGTTCGAGCTCGATCTGAGCACGATCAAGAACGCGCTCGGTCGTGCGCCTGAGATAGCCGAAACCGACAGATCCTATGCCCGCGCCCGTCAGGCGGCGCACGCCTCTTTTCGGGCTGCTCTTGCACAGGCGGGGGTCAGCGATGGCTAGGGACGCGCTCTGGTACGCCCTTTTGATAGACGCTGAACGGGCCTTGCGGTCCGATGATGACGGGCTGGCGATCGCCGCGCGTGAGCTTGCGCGCAGCGTCGTGGATCGCACAGTCGAGGATCCCGCGCTCAAGGAGTGCTGCCCGGATCCGGGTCTGTATGGCCTGTTTGTGGCCAGTCTGGCGCTCTGGGCATCCCGAACGAATGCAGTCGAACGCGACCGGCTGAGCGGGCCTGTGACTTCCTTCATTTCCAGTCTCGGGGCCTTGCCCCGTGAACGCGAGCGCCTGAGCGCGCTCGACGCACGCCGTGCGCCGATCGAGCGCGCGATCCCTCTCCATGACCGATGAAAGGACGCTGTCATGAGCAGTAAAGGACTTTTCGGCGAAGACGCCCGGACCCGGTCAAGGGACCGCGCCGCCGCGATCAAGGCGCGCCTCACCATTCAATCGCTGGCCCGCATCATGGGTTACGAGGTGATCGAGGCCGAGGCCGGGTTCATTCTCACTTGCCCGTGCTGCAAGACGGAACATGCCCTCAAGGTGGATCGTTTCGGCCGCTCCTATCGCTGCGTGATCCGCGAATGCGGCGCAAAGGGCGACGTCATCACCTTCCGCATGCAGGCGACGGGCGAGGATTTCGCGAGCGCCTGTCACGCCCTCGAGCAAAGGGCGATCACCTCGCCGCGCGATCATGACACCTCTGACCTTTTCGCCGGGAAGGCGGTGCGGTCATGATCCGGTTCAACTGGCGCCATCTGGTCGAGGATCTCACCTCGGCTGTCGTGATCGTCGGCTTTGTGGCGGCCGCCCTGTCGCTCGCCCTTGGGCTCGGGGGCGCGTCATGAGCCGTCCCGCATCGATCAATCTCAACTATGCCGCGCCCCATGCGGGCGGGGTGGTTCCCATCATGCTCGGCGTGAACCGGGACGGTGAGGGCTATGTCAACGGCATTTGGACCGCCGGGTTCTGCTTTCTCGAGAATTGCGAAACCCGTGACGCCGCCGCCGCCCAGGTGACGCGCCAGTTGGGGCGGGATGTGCGCCGCATCAACCGCGTGCTCGCGACAGGGCAGACGGCGCGTGAGGCGGCGAAAGCCTGCACCCGGCCAAGCCTTGCGGCGGAGCTTCTGAGCGCCATCGCGGCAACCGATCCCAAGTGGGCGAAAAAGAGGGTGATCCAATGATCAGTGCAGATTGCATCGCCTCGGCGATCGTGGCGGCGTGCGCGGAAACCGGCGCGGATCCGCTTGACGTCATGGACCCGTCCAAGCGCGGCCCCTTGCAGCAACCGATCGTGAATGCACGACGCGCGGTCATGCTCGGTTGGCCCGGGCCTCGGAACGCCATTCTGACGCTCGCCGCGCGGCTCAAATGGTGGAAAACCGTCTCGACCGCGAAATCCGTACTCAAACAGGCGATTGACCTGGGCGAGGCGGACGGCCCGGCTGCCCGCGCCGCCGCCGAAGCATACGCCGAGTTTCTCGCACCGGATCCCGAGCCGGATCCGGATCCTGTCGCCGCGCCGAACCCCAAGACGCCCGCAAGGGCTGCTGCGTTCAAGGCGCTCGCCCAGACCGTCATACCGGCTCCAGATGCGGACCGTCCGGCGTCCTGTTCGCCCGTCGTCACCATCATCGCCAGTGAAGAAGCGGACATGATCGCCGCCTATATCGCCAAGAATGGCGTGACCCATTGCCCGACCGGGCATGCGGCCGGGACCAGCGCCATGGAAACCCAGTTTTTCGCCGCGCCGCCGCCCCGGCCGGACGGATCCTGGCGCGCGTCGAACGCGGCCGCCCGGGCGCAAGCCAAGGCGCGGCGGGAAGGGCGGGCGGCATGATGGCGATCTATGTCGATAACGCCCGCCTGTCACTCGGGTGCATGATCATGTGCCATATGACCGCGGATTCCCTTGATGAGCTGCATGACGCGGCCGACAAGCTGGGCCTTCGCCGCGAATGGTATCAGGGGCCGCCGAAATCGGCGCATCCCCATTACGATATCAGTCTGTCGCGCCGCAAACGCGCCATCCGTGAGCTTGACGCGCAAGAGGTGAGCACGCGCGAGATCGTCTCGGTTGCGCGCGGCCTTGTGCGCCGTGAAGCCTTGCGCACGCCGAGGGGGCGCTGGTGATGGCTGGTGTCTCGCCTCTATCGAGCTGTTTTGAGTGCTTCAAATTCGTGATCAGACAACGGTGCGTAGTTCGTTTTGAGTGCGCTTTCCAAGGCTCTGGATGGCAAGATCCTCGGTGGTTGGAGGGTGACTGTGAACTGCTTTTTGCGGTGTGTGGTGTAACCCAGAAACCTAGCAATTCTGTCGCTGAAAGGACTGTGGGCTGTAGGAGATGTTATCCAGGAGATAGTTACGGATACCCAGTTGTCGTAGTCGGAAATTTCGTCAGAAATAGCGCTAAATACACATGTCAAGTTTCCATGATGGTCGGCCCTTGTATTATATTTTTCAAATTTATTGTATTTTTCATTGATGCGAAAAGCGCTTGTATCACCATAGAAATCCGTGACGATCTCAAATTCAGGGTTAAGTTTTATATATTTGGTCTTTCGAACTGGCTTTATAATTATAGTGTGCGGTGCGTTAGGGGCGGGGCTCTTGAACTCAATTACGTTGACATATTCTCCTGTATTCACGGAAATCATCGGGCGCAATTTTTCATCATATTCTTGCCTGCTTCGTCCCATCTCTTCCAATTTGTGTATGAGTATTGGGATAAGCAGCAGCGCAATCCATTGCAGCCCTTCGTTCAGAATGCCAAGGGGCAGGGTGCCAGGAGCATCTGGGCTGGCATCGAGGGCGGGGTTCGGGTTGATCTCACGATGGGTGAGAGGCGTTTCCGCTCTCTGGGGTGTAGCCTCGACCGGCGAGAGGGTACCGACCACGCCGAGGGCGGGATCGTCTTGCGTCGCCTCGTTTCCCTCAAAACCGGGGTTTGTTGGCGTCGCATCAGCTGTCTCTGTCGCATCATTGTTCAGTTCGACCGGCGGTGCAGGCTCGGCTTCGGAGCTTGCCTGTGTTGCGGCCAGCAATGCGAGAGAGGCCAATATGCCGATAAGCGTCATAGTCGTGTTCCGAGTGGAGTGATTTCGTCTGTTGGGGGGTATGCTTAATGAGCGCCCGACAGTTCCACAACTTTGATGACGTGCCGCGCGGGCTCTATCGGGTGATCGTCGCGGATCCGCCCTGGGAGCAGATCCAGCGCACCGAGGCGGGCTATGACAAATCCCCGCAGGCGCATTATCGCTGCGCCAGCGTGGCGGACATGGGCTTATGGCCTGTGCGCCGCTTCGCCGCCGCCGAATGCGCGCTGATCATGTGGGCGCTCGCGCCCATGCTGCCCCATGCGCTCGATCTGATGCAGCGTTGGGGTTTTCGCTTTGTCACCTCGGCCGCATGGGCGAAGGCGAGCGAAACTGGCGCCAAATGGGCGTTCGGGACCGGGCATGTCTTGCGCGGGGCGTGCGAGTTCATCCTGATCGGCGCGGTAGGTCATCCCAAGCGCCTGTCAAAATCGGTACGCAATCTGATCGCGCCGCCAACGCCCGCCGACCTGGTCGGGGGCGTGCCCGATGCTCCGGGCTGGCCCGATGAAGCGATTGACGCGGTGATGGGCGGGGCGGGCCTTGTTGACCGCCGCACGCGCATTCATTCGGAAAAGCCCGATAGCCTCTATCGCTGGATCGAGACGCTCTATGCCGGGCCGTATCTCGATCTGTGCAGCCGTCAGGCGCGCGGGTCGGGCTGGGATTGCGCGGGCGATCAGGCGGGCCGTCTGGACGCGCTGAGACGCGGCGGGGTGGTATAATGAGCGGTCCGCGCATGTGCGTCACCCCTGCGGGTGCGCTTGAGGATGTGATCGCAGGGCTGATGAAGGACAGCGATTATCGCGTTCTGTCCGCCCTTGGGACCTTCACAGACCGCAATGGATGGACAACGCCGACCCGTCAGATCCGGTTCGCCGAACGGTGCGGATTTGGACGTCAGAAGGTGAATGAAGCCATGACGGTGCTGGAATGGCTTGGCTGGGTGGAGATCAGACGCGCTGAGCGTTCTGACAAGCCTTCGGCCTATCGCGTTCGCCTTGACCCCGGCGAGGAACGCCAGCCAGGCGAGAAGCCTGCCCAGACCCTCGCCGAGTTCAAGCGCTTGCGACGCGCTGTCCTGAACGGTGCGCGCGCGGCTGAGCATGCCGCCCTCGCAGCGGGCGCGGTGGGTGTGGTGGATGAAGGCGGGGGCGCCGGGGCGGGCGATTTCACACCGACCCTGTCGCCAGCCAGCGACACCCCCCTTGTCGCCGATGGGCGACAGGGGGCCTGTCGTTCCTGCAGCGACACCCCCTGTCGTTACTGTGGCGACAGCAAGAACGATTCATCTGAACGAAAAAAATACCAAAAAAGTCCGGGTCATGACGAGCCGACCGCCGAGGACCTGGACTGGTGGCGCGAGGCGCGCAGCCGCCTCAAGACCGAGGTCGGCCCGTATGAATGGGCGGCATGGGGCGCACGTCTGCGCCTCGCCTCACAGCGCCATGTGATCGTGATCACCGAGCGTGATCTCATGGATCTTCACAAACAGCAGGGCGCACGCCTGAAGGCGGCGGGCGTTCATGGCATCCTAGCGGAGGAAACCGGATGGGCCGTCGCACTCAGCGAACACTAAGCGCCAGCGAACAGGCCAAGGCGCGCACGGCGGAAGTGCAGGCGTTCCTCGAGGACCTGATGCGCCAGAGACTCGGCGAGACCGAGGCCTTGCATCAACGGTTGCGTGATCGCCTTGAGGCGTTGCCCGGCATCATTGGCGCGGCGAAAGCCAAGCTCGAGGCGAGACGGCGTCGCATCAAGCGGCTTGAGGATCTGGTGTTGACCAATGCCGTGGCCATGGGAGCGCTGGATCAAGCCGAAAAGCGCGAGCGTGCACAGGTTAAGCAGGACAAGCGGCTTGCCCGTTTGAACAGACTGCAGGCTCTGGCCATGCGAAGTCAGGACAGGATCGCAGAGCGCGAGGCTGAGCGGGGGCGGCTTCAGGCTGATCTTGAGCGCGTGGGCAAGGATGCGGACGCCTTCAGGGCGGTTATCGAGGATGGGACCTTGATCCGCCAGCGCGCCGAGGAGGCGGGCGCACGGCGTGCGTCGGAAATCCGCCGCGAGCAGCAAGACGCCAGCGTGCGCGCCGGGCTCGAGAGCGCTTCCCGTATGCGCTTCGACCGGGACGGGCCGACCCCCGAGCAGATCTATCAACGCGGGCTCGAACAAGCGCCGGGCTCTGTGCGGGCGGGCGAGCTGGGTGCAGACGTTGCGGATGCGGTGAGACGCCTGCATCGCCATGGCAAGCTCTCCGATGGTGAGGTCCGCGCCGCCGTGATGTACTATCAGGATTATCGGTTCGGGACGGACCGGGCCAAGATGGTGAGCACTTATGAGCCCGGCGTCAGGGGCGGCGGCAAGGGCGCGGGCGAGGTCGCCGAGAGCAAGCTGCAGGCGTTCGAGCGCTGGCGCGCCGCTCAAGAGGGCTTGCCGCCTGAGTTCCGCACCGTCGTTGACGCCGTGGTCCTGAACGGGGTCACGCTCGCCGATGCGCCCGGCGAGGGGAGCGACTACGCCCAGGGCGAAACGAATCGGAGAGCAGCGAACGCCACGCTCCTCATCTGCGGGCTCAAGAGGCTAAGGCGTTGGTATCGTTGCTGAACACTTAGGCGCTTGACGTGTGCAACGTTGTGCACGTAACGATAAAGACGATGGTCATAGATGCGCCTCGAGGCGGCCGGGCAACCCCCGCGCCGCCTTTCTCATATCTGTCAGAGGGTTACGGGTCCTTTCAGCGCGAAAAAGTTATACGGTTAAAGCGAAGCCCCGGACTTTTTCTAGTTTCTCGACCTCTGCATTGATACACAACGCAACGCCTTAGCGCACAACAGCACACAATGAGCACGCAAGCGCCCGTCGCGGCGCCCGACGATCTGATGAGCATTTCAGATCTCGCGGCGGCGTTGACGAAATCGGGGGATGAGGTCGAGCGCTCCACCCTGTCGCGCTATGTCGCCAAGCATTCACTCGCCCGCGCCAAGCAAGGCCGCTCGGTCCTGTGCTCCTTCGCTGAAGTCAAAGCCCATCGCACCGGAAACTATCAACGCGAGCTCATGGGCGGGGCCGTCCTGGGCGTGCCGACCCGCGCCCCGGATGAAACGCTCCCCGCATCCGGCGCGACTGCAGCGGCTCGCCGACCCGGTCAGGACGTGACCCCGCCCGCCACCGACGCCCAGCCCGACGCCTTTGTGCCTGCCAATGATCCGCACCGCCGAGAAAAACTCGCCAAGGCGCTCGCCGCCGAGATGGATCTGCAAGAGCGCGTCGGCCTGCTCGTCACGCGCGCGGAAGCCGAGGCCGGCGTGGCGGCGGCCGTGAGCCGCTGGACGCGCGTCTCGGATCGGTCCGCCGTCGACGCGGCCGAGAAGCTGATGGCCGAGCTCGAGCTCCCCGTCCGCCATGGCCCGATCGTCAAGCAGGCGTTCCGCAAATACCTCAACACCTGCCGCGCCGAGCTGTCGCGCCAGTGTCGCGAGATCTCCGCCGAGATCGGCGAGGGCGGCGCGGTAAAGTCCGACGCCCGCACGCGCTTTGATCGCCTTCTCGCCCACGCGCACGCCCTCATTCCCAATCCGCTGTCAGACAGCGACCGCGCCGCGCTCTAGACCATGCTCGACTTTCAGGACGCCCTGACGCTGCCCCCGGCCGCGCCCGTCGTGCTGTCGGCGATGGCCGAGAGCGCGGATCCGCCGCCCGACATGACGGTGTCGGAATGGGCCGAGGCGTTCCGTTTCCTCGGTTCGGAATCCGGCTCGCGCTTCGCCGGGAAATGGGAAAACCGCCGCGTCCCCCTCATGGTCGAGGTACAGGACGTGTGCGGCGTCGATCACCCGTCTCGTGAGGTGGCGATTTCCGGCGGCGCCCAGATCGCCAAATCCGAAGCCGCGCTGAACGCCCTCTGTCACATGATCCGCACGGCCTCGCGCTCGGCGCTGGTCATCCTTCCGTCGCAGGAGGAGTTCGGCAAATGGAACCGGGTCAAGTTCAACACCACGGTCGAGGCGACCCCCGATCTTCATGACCATGTTGTCGGCCTGCGCTCGCGCACCGAGGACAGCTCGACCACGGCTTACAAGAAACTGCGCGGTGACGGCTTCGTGCAGCTCACCACGGCGAGCTCGTCCAAGGGCCTGCAGGGCTTGCCCGTGGGCTTCATCATCGCCGAGGAAGTCACCGAGTACGAGGATGATGTGGGCGGGCGCGGCGATCCCGTGTCCCAGGCGCAGGCCCGCATGGACGCTTGGGGTGATGAAGGCAAGATCATCTATGTCTCGACCCCGGGCGTGAAGGGCTCATGCCGTATCACCACGCTCGTGGAAAAGGGCGATCTGCGCGTCCCATACGTGCCCTGTCCGCATGAGGAATGCGGCGATTTCATCACCCTCGACTTTGCCGCCATGGACCGCGATGAGACGGGCGAGCACTTCCATTGCCCCTCCTGCAGCGCCGCGATCTATGAAACCCAGAAACTCGGCATGATCGCGCGCGGGGTCTGGGTGCCGACCTTCCGCTCGCCCGATCCGGCAAGGCCTGATGATGACAGCGCGGAAAATCCCGACAATCCTTGCCCGCCCGAGATCATCCCTGCTGACACGCTCGCCCGATGGCTCAGCCCGGAAAGCCATCAGCGCCTCTATGGCGCGCCGGGCGGACGCGACACCGAGGGCCGCTATCCCTCCTTCCGGTGCTGGCAGGCCTATTCGGGTCTCGGCTCCTGGGCGCGGATCTGGAAACGCTGGCAGGACGCGCAATCAGACCCGACCAAGCTGCGCACCTTTTACCAGCAGACCCTTGGCCTCGCCTATGAGGAGCGCGGCGACGCGCCTGATCACGAAACGCTCACCGAGAAATGGCGCGCCGCCGGCCGTCCGTCCGGCGTCATTCCGTCCTGGGCGTGCATGCTCACGGGCATGGCGGACGTTCAGGGCGATCGTGTGGAATGGGGCGCCTATGCCTGGGGGCCGGGGCCGCGCGGTCAACGCATCGCCGGCGGCGTCATCCCCGGCGATCCGGAAAGCCCCACGACCTGGGCCGAGCTTGGCCGCGTGGTGCGGCTCACCTTCCCGGGCGAGGCGTGCGTCGATCTCGGCTTTGATCGCTTCCTCGTCGATGCGGGTTACAAGTCGCCTTACGTCTACCTGTTCGCCTCGGGTTATCCCAATGTCATGGCGACCAAGGGCGAGCCCGATCCGCACGCGCCAGAGCTTGGGACGCCGACCAAGGTCAAGGCCAAGATCGGCGGCAAGGTCATGGCCGCGACCGAGCTTTACAAGCTCGGTCAGTATGGCCTGAAACGCCGGGTCTATTTCGGCCTCAAGCAGGGCCTGATCGAGCTTGAGACCGGCGTCATGCAGCCCGGCGCGATCGGCTTCTCGAGCGAGGTTGATCAGGGCTTTTTCAAGCAGATCACCGCCGAGTTCCTGAACCCCAATCGCAAGTTCAAGAACATGCCCGTCTGGGACAAGCAGGCGCATCAGGCGAACGAGCAGCTCGATATCGCCGTGGGCGCGCTTGCCGGTGCGGTCAATTTCGGGCTCGACCGGCTCGACTGGCAGGGCTGGCAGGACCTGTTCAAGGCCCGCGCCAAGGCCGACGCGCTCGACGCCATGGCGCCGCTCGAGCGCCTGTGGGCCACGCCTGACGCCGCCGCCCGCGCCGAGGAGCTCGCCAGCGCGAAATCCCGGATCATCCAGCCCGCCCCGAAAAACCCGAGCGCCAAGCCCGCCAAGCCCGCCTGGGCTGCGCGGCTGGCCAAGATCAATCGCTAGGATCCATCATGACGGACGCACAACGGCTCGCCGACGCCGAGGCCAAGCTCCACGCCTTGCGCACCAATGGCGGGATTGTCGAGATCTCGACCAAGGACGGCGGCAAGGTCGCCTATCAGCCCGCCGACGCGAACGATCTTGAAGCCTATATCGCCCGCCTTCGCGCCGGCATGACCGGCCGTCCGCGCCGGGGCGCGATCGGGGTGCGCTTCTGATGGCGCAGCGCGTGTCACAGAACCGGCCCGTCCTGCTCGACAGCCGGGGCAATCCCATGCGCTTCGGCGGGTCCAGCGCCTTTCGCGGCGCGGGCGGTACGCGGTCCCAGGCGCTCGCCTCATGGACCCCGCCGCTCACCGATGCGGATTCCACGCACCGTTTCGCGCGCGATGCGATCGTGGCCCGGGCGCGTGATCTTTATCGCAATACGCCCATCGCCCGGTCCATGGTCGATGGCGATGTGGCGCGCGGCGTGGGGGCGGGCTGGCGCTTGCGCTCAAAGCCCGATCATCAGGCGCTCGGCATCAGCTTTGAACAGGCCGCCCGGCTTGGCGCCGCGATCGAGACCAATTTCCGGCTCTGGGCGAATGACGCGCAACGCCGCTGCGATGCGCAACGCCGGCGCACCTTCGCCAAGATCATGCGGCTTTTATGGATCCAGCGGCGGACCGATGGCGAAAGCCTCGCCGTGCTCCGAAACCGCGATGATGGCGGGCGTTTCTCCACCTGTGTGCAAGTGGTCTCGACCGATCGTCTGATGAACCGCAACCGTGTGCAGGACACCGACCGCCTGCGCGCCGGCGTACATCTGGACGCCTACGGCGCGCCGATCGCGTATGACATTCTCAACGGTCACCCCAATGACTTCTACGCCTTCCGCAAGGCGCAAAGCTGGATCACCGTCCCGCGATCGACCGAGACCGGCCGCCCCATCGTCATTCACGGCTTCCGCGACGCTGAACCGGATCAGACGCGCGGCGTCTCGCCCTTCGCGCCTGTGCTCGAAACCTTCCGCATGACGGACAAGTATGTCGAGAGCGAGATCGCCTCGGCCGTGATCGGCGCGACCATTGGCGCTTTCGTCAAGTCCGGCTTTGACCCCGCGACCGTTGCGCAATCGCTCGGGAATGTCGCGGACGTCGCGGACAGTGCGAAGGGCTGGCAGGACATTCGCCTCGACCATTATGAGGAAAACCCGGTCCTGTTCGGCGATGTGCGCATCCCGGTCATGCCGCCGGGGGATGAGCTCATCCTGACGAACGCCAGCCGAGATACGGGGCCTTTCGCCGAGTTCGTCAAAACCGCTTATCAGATGACCGCCGCCGCCCTGGGCCAAGCCTATCCCGAGGCCGCCCAGAATTGGGAGGGGATGAGCTATTCCACCCTGCGCGGCATGTACAACACCCTCTGGGACAAGGTCGTGGTCGATCGCGCGGACTTCTCTGACGATACGGTCTTTCCGATCTTCTACGCCGTCACCGAGGAAGGCTTTGCGCGCGGCTATATCGAGACGCCCGAGGACGCGCCCGATTTCTGGGACATGCCCGAGGCCTATCTGTCCGCGCTCTGGATCGGGCCGGGCCAGAAACATATCGACCCGATCAAGGGCTATCAGGCGTCCGAGATCGGCCTCGACGCCAATCTCACCTCGCTCGAGGAACAGGCCGCCCAGCAAGGCCATGACTGGCGCGACCTGATCGACCAGCGCAGCCATGAGCTCGCCTATATGGCCGAACGCGGCGTCACCCCGCATGACACGGGTGCGGCCCTGGCGGTGACGGCGCCGTCTGATCAGGAAGCTGCGCCGCCCCAGCCCGCCCCGTCCCAGACCGCGCAGCGCTAAGGAAATCCCATGCCCGTTTCTTCACGCCTCGGCCGCCTTGCCGGCCGGCCCGTTCTCGTGTCCGAACTTCACGCCCGTATGATGCTCACCACCTCGCGCCGTGTCCTTGACACGGAAGCTGAGGACGGCGGTCTGCTCGCCTCCCTGCGTCGGCTTCTGCCCGGTGTGGGGGCCGGCGCACGCCGTGCGCGGGGTGAGGATGACAAGGCCGACTTGCCCGAAACCGATCTCAAGGCCGGGCTCTGGGGCGGCGGCGTTCCGCCTTGCGCGCCAGACGCCGAGTGCATGCGCGGCTGGTGGATGCAGGACGGCGCGGCGATCATCGATATTGACGGCCCGCTCTGGGATCGCGGGTTTGGCTGGGGCGATGGCTATGACGATATAGCCCGCGCCCTGCGCGCCGCGCGCGAGGACGACCGGGTCGACGCCATCCTCTTGCGGATCACCAGCCCGGGCGGCCTTGTGGACGGCCTGTTTGATCTTGTCTCGGAGATCTCCGAAGGATCCGCGCGCAAGGGCGGCAAGCCGATCTGGGCTTTTGTGGCGGGCTCGGCCTTTTCCGCCGCCTACGCCATCGCCGCCGCTTGCGATCGCATCATCTCGAGCCCCGAGGGCGAGGTGGGCTCGATCGGCGCGGTGCTGATCCATGTCAGCGAGGAAGGCTGGCTCAAGGATCACGGGATCGAGGTCACCCCGATCGAGTTCCCCGAAGGCAAGACCGAAGGGGCGGGGTTCAAGGCCCTGTCCGATGAAGCCCGCGCCGATCTCAGCCATCGCATCAAGCGCGCCGCGACCTTGTTCATCGATCACGTCGCCGCCCATCGCCCGCTCGACGCCGAGGCCATTCTCGCGCTCAGGGCGCGCGTGTTCGCCGCGACTGATCCCGATCCCGAGCGCAGCGCGCTCGAGCTCGGCCTCATCGATGGCGTGATGTACGAGCGCGAGATCCTGACCGCGCTTGCCAGCGGGGAGGGCGAGCCCGCCCAGACCGCGAAAACCGTTTCCGCTCCGAACGCCGAGGACAGCCGCACGGCCGGAACGCGGGATGATCATGCGGCTCATCAAACCCAAGCGGAGACCCCAATGAACCATGCAAAGAAAGTGGCCGCGCTCAAGGCGCGCGCCAAGGCTGGCGATGAGGACGCCAAGCGCCAGCTCGCCGCCCTCGAGACCATGCTCGAAGGCGTCGAGACCGATGAAGAGGAGATGGAGACCGAAGAGGAAACCGTCGCTTCTGAAGACGGGGACGTCGAGGCCGAACAGGAAACCGAGGAAGACGCCAAGGCGTCCGCCAATGCGGTCATCGCCATGATGACCAGCAAGGAAGCCCAGGCGAACCCGACCCTGGCCGGCATCCTCGCCGGCACGCCGGGCATGACCCTGTCGAAGTTCAAGGCGGCGCTGAACGCCGCCAAGGCCGGCGCACGCCAGACCTTTGCCGCGCCCGACCCGGCGATCGAGCCGGATGGCGCTGGCGATGTGAAAGCCGGGCCGACCGGGAACAAGCATGCCGATCAGGCGCTCGCCGCCCTGCGCAAGATGCGGCCCGCCGCCGCCTTCCGTTAACCGGATGCGCCCGCGCGGCGCTTCCGCCTGAAGACACACCAGCTCATATGAAAAGGATCTAGGCCATGGCTGGCTCTGAACTCTTTACCGAGAAGAACGATGACTTCGTTCTCAGCGGCTTTCCCATCATGACCCGCCCGCGCACCATCGCGTCCGGCGCGGGCGTGCTCAAGGCCGGGACTGTCCTCGGGCAGATCACGGCGAGCAAGAAGTTCGTCACCGCGCTCGCCGCCTCTGATGACGGTTCGCAAAACGTCAAGGAAATCCTCGCCGTGGACGTGGACGCGACCGCGTCCGACGTCACCGCGCCCACCTACGTCTCGGGTGAGTTTGACAAGAACAAGCTCATCTATGGCGCGGGCATCACGGCGGACGCGGCCGCCGAGGCGCTCGAGGGCACGACCCTGTTCCTCACCGCTCCGCTCACCCTGCAAAGCTGATCCGCGCCCGCGCGAATAGCTGCCTCCCTCACACGCATCTGATCTGAAAAGGCGATCCCATGCCCCTGACTTCTGCTGATACGCGGACGCTGATCCGCGCGGTCGAGACCCTGCACCGTCCCTCGGTCTGGCTTCTCGACACTTTCTATCCCGAGCTGGTCGAGTTCGACACTGAATCCATCGACTTTGATGTGATCTCCAAGGGCCGCAAGCTCGCCCCTTACGTCCATCCCGATCTGCCGGGCAAGAACACCCGCACGGGCGGCTATGAGACGAAATCCTTCACCCCGCCCTATGTGAAACCGAAGGAAACCGTCAAGCCCAAGCGCGCCAAACGCCGCCGCGCTGGCGAGGCTTATACGGGTGAGATGAGTGCGGCCGAACGGCTCGAGGCGATGACCCTCGACATTCTGGACGAACAGCGCACGGCGGTTCTGCGTCGCAAGGAGCAACAGGCCGCCGAGGCGCTCGATACCGGTCAGATCGTGGTTGAAGGCGAGGACTATCCGCGTCAGGTGGTGGATTTCGGCCGCAAGGCCGAACTCACGACGAGCCTGACGGGTGCGAACCGTTGGGGGGAAAGCGGCGTCGACATCCTCAAAACCATCCGCGACAAGGCGGCGCTGATTCAGAAATTCTCTGGCATCGCCCCGACTGAAGTCATCCTGGACCCTGAAGCGGCTGACCTGCTGACCGGCAACGCTGCAATCCGTGATCTGCTGGACAACCGCAACGCCGCCCCCGCCAGCCTTGAGCTCGGTCCCGTGGTTCCGGTCTCGACTGGCGCGCTTCTGGGAAATATCGGCCGTTTCCGCTTCTGGCTCTATCAGGACTTCTATGAGCAGGATGATGGCTCTGACGGCCAGATGCTGCCGGACTTCACCTGCATCATCACCTCGTCGGCGCTGGAAGGCGTTCAGGCCCATGGTGCGATCGAGGACGCTGATCTCGGCCTGGTCGCGGCGGAATACGCTCCGAAGGTCTGGAATGAAAAGGACCCCTCGGCCCGTATCGCGATGACCCAATCGGCGCCGCTGATGGTGCCGACCCGGATCAATCACTCGGCCCGCATGCGCGTCCGCTAGATCCGCCCTCTCATCTGACCCTGAGCCGCGACGGGCCGCGTCTGGTTATCCAGCGCGGCCCGTCGCGTTTTCACCCTTCATCGCCAGATGCGGCGAGGGGTGAAAACGCCAAACCGGAAAAGGAGACACCCCATGGCGAGCAAAACGGCGAATTACACCATCCTTCGCGGCGAGTTCCGCGACGGCAAGACGGTTCACAAGGTGGGCGACACGATCAGCCTGCCGGTCGGGGATGGTGCGCGCCATGTGGCGACCGGCGATCTCGCCGAGGCTCCGGCCGACGCGAAGCCGGCGAACAAGTCCGAGGATCCCTATGGCCTGCCCAAAACCCTCGAGCCGGTCGAGGGGCGCGACATTGAGCTCGAGATCCCCGGATCAGACGGCAAATGGACGGCGGTCGGCCATGTCCTGAAAGCGGCCTTTGACCGCTCAGAGCTCACCGTGAAGCAATGGAATGATCTCGGCGAAGACGAAATCGAGGCCCGGCTCAAGGCCGAACTCGCCGAGTTTGCGGCTTTCGTGAACAGCTAGCCCCGTGTTCGATCTGCACGATCAACTCCATGAGGCCGTCTTTCAGGGCGGCCTCAACAGTGCCGCAGCGCTCTATGTGCCGCCCGGCGCGGATGACAGCGAAGGCCTGCCCCTGCGCGTCCTTATCTCGACCCGCGATGACACGGCCGACCTTATGGGCGGGGAGGCGGGTCTCATTCGTCAGGTCACGCGGATCGAGACGCGGGTGCGCGATTACGCCTTACACGGCGCGCCGCGCCCGGTGCGCGAGGGCGTGTTCGTTCTTCTTGCGCCCGGTCATGAGCTCGATCAGGCCCGTTTCGAGATCGACTCCGATCCTGTCTTCTCAGATGCGGCGCGTAAAATCCTGCTCTGCCATGTCTCACCGCCCGATCCGGACGCCTGACATGGATCTCGAGCTCGCCCTGCAGGGCAATCTGCAGACCTTTGAGGACAAGCTGATCAAGGATGTGCGCCTGGGCATGCGCGACGGCGTCCGCGATCTGGGCGAGCTGGGCAAGGCCAATGCGCGCAAGTCGTCCCAGGCGCTCGGCGCGGTCGGCATGGCGTGGAATTACACCCTCTATCCAGAGGGGCGCGGATCTCTGTCGGATAACCCGGCCGTGGTCATTCACCCGCGTGGGGAGAGCGCGGAGACCATCCTGCGCGCACAGGCCCGGGGCGAGACCATCACCGCACGCGGCGCGCGCAATCTGTGGATCCCTGTCCCGGGCTCGCCCGCCGACCGTCCCAAGCCGCGCGGTCAATCTCTGGTCAAATACATGCTCGACCGCGTGGGCTCTGAAAACATCGTCATCATTCCCGCCACCGCGAACCGCCCGGCCATGGCGATCGCGAAAGACGCCTCGCTGACCAAGACCGGCCGCGTCGGTCGCGGCGGTCGCGCCCGCACGCAATCAGGGGCCTTCCGCAAGGGCACGGCGGACGTGCCGCTGTTCTTTCTGGTCCCGAACGCCCGGCTCGAGCCCAGCATCGACCTGAACCGGGGCTTTCAAGACACCGAGGCGCAGGCCGGCGATGTGATCGCGCGCGCCCTCGCCAACGCCCTGGGGCGCAGCTCATGACCGATCCGACCCGCATCGAGGCCGCCTATCTCGCCTTGCAGGCGGCGCTTGCAAACGCTGCGAGCGATGAGGCCTGCGTCCTGCCCGCGCCCCATCGCAACGCCGCTCTCGTCAACGCGCTCGACCCGACCGGCGCGGGACTGATCGGCCGGGCCTTCCTCAACGTCCATGATGATGATGGCCAGCCCATCGGAGAGATCGCCGGCGGGTCCGAGCGCGGCGAGCGCGAGTTCTACCAGCTCGCCCGCATCGAATGGGCGTTCGAGCGCAAGAATGACGCCGAGCGCGACCTCGGCTTTGACGCCGGCATGAAGGCGATCGCCGATGCGCTCATGGCTGACCCGAGCTTGGGCGGCGCCGTGGATGATCTCGAAATCCTCATGCCGCGCCGCGCCGATCTCACCCTGTCCGGGGCGCCCCGCATCAAGGCGGCGCTGATCCCGGTCCGCCTGCTGATCACAGCCCCCACATATCTCGGATAGGAGACCCCATGCCGACCGACAAGAAAACCGCGCCTTCCGCCCGGAAAGCGCCTGATCCGGCGCGTCCCGGCGCACGCCGTGCGCCGGTTCCCTGCGTCATGCTCACCGATGGCCCGAAAGCCCGGCGCGGCGAGATCATCGATCTCGAGCCCGAGGACGTCGCCGGCGCGATCAGGTCCGGAACCGTGCGCAAGGCCGGCCCGGATGATCTCGCCATCGCCGCGCGCTAGCCGCGCCGCTTCGCCTTCTCTTTAACGAACAGGATCTGATCATGGCTCTCACCCCGACCCCGCGCGGCAAGATGGCTCGCCTCTATGTCGCGCCGCAGACCGATTTTGCGACCTTCCCCACAGGCGCATTCCAGGAGCTCAATTTCCTGAGCGAAACCGTGGCGCGCGCCAACACCCTGCCCAATGATCCCGAAATGGGCGGTGCGCGCCACAATCCCGGCGACCCGACCGATCCCGGTCCGGGCCGTCCGACCGCCTCGGGCCAGCTCACTTTGCCGATGGACATGAACCAGCTCACCTGGTGGCTCTATCTCGCCTTCGGCGCGCCGGCGAGTTCGACCGATGACGGCAATGGAAACTATACCCATGTGTTCCATTCCGGCGCTCAGGCCCTGCCGGATTTTGGCGCCCAGATCGCCTTGCGCTCGGGCCATGTCAAACCCGTGCCCGGTCTCAAGATCAATGAGCTCAGCTTCGCCACGGGCAAGGAGGAAGGCTATCGCACCTTCACCGCCTCGGTTCTGGGGCGCGATGCGTCTAATGTCGCGGCGCTGACGGGCGCCTCCCAGACCGCCTTGCCGCCCCGGGCGAAAACCGCCGCCGTGATCGGCCGCACCCTCATCGATGACGTGGCGATCGCCCAGCACATTTCGGGGAGTTTCAGCTACGCCAACGCGCTCGAGGCTGTCGACTACGCCGATGATAGCGCCAGCGTCAGCCGCTATGATCCCGGCGATCGCACGGTCAGTTTCCAGCCGCGTCTGCGCACATTGGCCGGCGCCAATCCCGACGCGGTGCTGGGCAAGTTCCAGGATGAACGCAACCCCTTCAAGTTCGACGTCGAGTGGAAGCGCTCCGAGACCTCCTCGCTGACCCTGACCTTGCCGCGCGCCTTCGCCGCCACCCCGACCCCGACCGCCAGCAATGGCGGCGCGCTCGAATTTGATGCGCAGATCAGCGCCGCGCAAAGCCTCGGCGAGACGCCGCAGCCCATGCTGATCGTGACGCTGAAAAACCAGATCGCGCTCACCGCCGTGACGGGCGCCTGATCATGCGCCTGTCTCTCAAGCAGATCAAAAGGGCGGACTGGATCGAGCTCGGCTCAGGGGTGGCGCTCAAGGTCGCCCCGCTGGGCCAGCTTCATCTGGACCGCGCCGAGGCGCGGGCGGGGCAGGCCGCACGCGAGATTGTCGAAAGCGCGGCAAGGCTCACTGATTACGGGCTCGAGCAGGTCGAGGCGGGCATCCTCTTTGATCCGGAGGATCTCGACGTCACGGCGGGCTCGGGCCTGCTGCTCTATGCGGTCGAGCTCGCCATGATCGGGGTCAAGGACTGGCGCGGCTTCGATGATGAGGATGGCCAGCCCATCGATGGCCGTCCGATCGAGCGGCGCAAGCTGGCGATCCTCTTTCATTCCATCGCTCCTGATGGCCCGGAGAGTTTCGCCGCCCGTTTCATCAAGCGCGCTTGCGCCATCCCGCTCCTGGAGCGGTCGGAGGGAAACGTCTTGGCCGCCGGGCTCAGTGGCGATGGGGCTCCGGCGGCTTCTGTACAGGATGCGTCGAAGTCGGCGCCGCCTGCGCGCGCGGCGGACCCGTCAGCGTAAACCGCGCCACGGGAAAGCGGACCTATTGCCCCACACTCGAGCATGCGCCTCACACGCTCGAGGGCGAGGCGGCCTGGCAGGCCGGGCTTGTCCCGGGCGTGTGGAAGCGCGCGGGCCTTGGCGGGGCGATCTCCGGCCTTGATGTATCCGAAGCGCTCGCCCGCATACCCGAACTCGACACGCTCGATCTCGACGCTGTGCGCGCGTTTCTCACCGCGATCGAGATCGGCCGCATGGCCGGCGAGCATGACGCCCGCGAAAGCAAGAACAAGGACCCTGAACGCTGATGCGTGAACAGGAAGTACGCCTGCGTCTGACGGCGAAAGGCAAGAAAGAGCTGGTCGACGCCCTGCGCGGCATGGGCCAGGAAGGCCAGAAGGCGGCGGAAAAGATCGAGCGTTCGGGCCGGTCCGCCTCGCGCGGGCTCAAGGGCATCGATGCGGCGGTCAAGGATCTCAAGGGATCGCTGCGCTCGGCCGCCTCCCGCATTCCCCTTGTCGGTTCGGGCCTGAGCGCCATGGGTGGGGCGGGGCTTGCCGCTGCCGCTGGGATCGGAGCCCTCGGCGTGGCGCTCGGCGCATCCTTGCGGGTGAGCCGCGAGGCGGTGCGCGAGTTTGACCGCATCGCCAAGGCGTCACGCGAGCTCGGAACCTCGACCGATTTCTTTCAGGCCATGCGCCTGCAGGCCGATGAAGCCTCGATCGGCTGGGAGAATGTCTCTCGCGCTCTAGTCACCTTTGAGCGCAACGCCGCCAAGGCCGCGACCGGGCGGGGGGAAATGGTCGAATTGCTGCGCGCAACCCATCCTGAACTGCTCGCCGAAATCGCCAATCTTGAAACCGCCGAGGAGCGCCTCGAGGCCTATCGCCTCGCCATGCGCAATGCGGGCAGTCAGACCGAGCGCACGCTTTTGCAGACCGCCGCCTTTGGCGAGAGCGGCGTGGCGGTCGGCCGCATGCTGACCGAGCAGTCTGAAAGCATGGATGAGCTCACCCGGCGCGCCCGCGAAATGGGCGTGGTGATTGACGAGTCCGTCCTCGCCCGCGCCGAGGAAATGGAGACCCAGCTTTCCGTCGCGAGCCGCGTGATCGATCTCAACCTCAAACAGGCCTTTGTCGATCTCGCGCCCTTCCTCGTCTCGACCGCCGAGTTTCTCGCCGATCTCAGCCGGGGCCTGCGCGGGGTGGCGACTTCGATTGGCCAGGTTCTTGATGAGTTCAAGGAGTTGGGGGAGTTGAGCCTGCCCGAGCTTGAACTGCGACAGGGCCGGCTCGAGAACCTCATGCTCGTGACAGGGCTGAACCCTTATGACCTTGAGGACTCAAGACGCCGGGCGGGCGACAGCCGAACCGCCAACAGACAGATTGATGAACTTGAAGAGATCCGCGCCCGGATCGCGGCGTTTCGAGGCCTGGATGCGTCCTCGCCCACAAGTGGCGATGATGAGACCGACGCCAGCCTGACCCGCACGATCGAGCTCACCCGCGCCGTGGCGCAGGCGCGTGAACAGGCGATCAGCCCGGCTGAACGGCTCGCCGCATCGATCGCCGAATTGCGCGAGGCGCGCGAGGAGGGGATCATCGCGACGGACGCCGAGCTCGATCGCCTGATCGAGGCCGCCCAGGCGCGTAACGCCGGCGCACAGGCGGACCGCGTTGCGGCCCAGCACGCGCAGGAGGCGGCGAGGGTGCGCGCCGAGCTCGGCGATCAGACCGGCATGCTGGCGCTTGAACAGGCGCGTCTGAACGCCATTGTCGAAAGCGGCAATCTCACCTCTGAAGAGGCGGCGCGAGCGCTCGAGCAATATCGCGAGCGCCTTCTGGCCAGCTCTGAAGCGGGCCAACGCGCCCGACAGATCACCGAACAGATGGCGACCCCGATCGAGCAATACACCGCCGCGATCGCCGAGCTGGATGAACTGCTCGCCCAACACGCCATTACCGAGACGGTTCACGCGCGCGCAGTCGAGGCCGCGACCCGCGTCTATGAAAGCGCAGACCCGGTCATGGCCGCTGCTGCACGGGTCCGCGAGGAGCTGGCGGGATCGGCCAAAGAACTGGCGCGCGAGGAGGAGCTCGTCAATCAGGCCGTCGAGCGCGGCGAGATCAGCTTTGAGGAGGGCGCAACCTATCTCAAGGCCTATCGCGAGGCCATGAATGAGGCGACGGACGCGAACAAGGAATTGCGCGTTGAAAACGAGCTCCTCGACCGCGTGCTGGCCAAGCAGGTGTCAAGTTGGAAGGATCTCGGGCAGGTGGCGCTGGACGTGCTCACCGACATTATCCGCGAACAGATCCGGCTGGCTGATGCGTCCCAGGGGTTGGGCGCCTTCTTTTCCCAGATCCTGAGCGGGTTCACCTCCTCATTTGGCGGCAAGACCGAAGCCCCGGCCGGCAAGCCGACCTTCCATTCGGGAACGGGCCGTGTGAGCGCCAGCTCCTTGTCCGCCGCCTATCGCACCGCAAGCCCGCTCGGCGCGGGCGAGGCGCTCGCCAAGGTCAAAAAGGATGAGCGCATCTTCACCGCCGAGGATAACCGCACCTTGCTCACTATGCTCGATCAGGCGCTCAAATCCCCTGCGATCGCGCCTGTGGCTGTGGGTGGCGGCGAGCTCGTCATTCGCTTTGCAGATCAACGCAGCCGGGACGGGCTCGAGGTGTCCGAACGCCGAGACGGGCGCGGCGGTCGCGAGATCGATGTGATGGTCCGCGATCTCACCGAAGGCCAGATCGCAGGCGGCGCCTTTGATGAGGCTTTTGGCAAACGCTATGGCCTGCGCCCGGCCATGGCGCGGCGATAGGGGGCGATCATGGCGGCTATTGATATTCCCGAAGGGCTCAGCCTGCGCGCCTTGCGCGAGGGTTTGCAGGTCGGCGCACGGCGTGCGCTGGAATCTCCCAATGATGAAGGCCCGCCCAAGCGCCGCACGATCACGGCGGCGGCGGTCCCGGTCTCGGCGAACTTCAAGATGACGCTCGACGCCTATCGCAACACCTTCGAGCCTTGGTATCGCGTCACGCTGGGGGAGGGCGCGCTCTGGTTCAACTGGACCCATCCGCTTACGGGGGCGCCGTGTGAGGCGCAATTCGCCGGCGAACAGGCTTTCACCGTCGCGCCTTCCCCGGGCGGTTTCGTGAAGATCTCGGCCCAGCTCAGGATGCGCTAATGCCCAGCGTCGAATTTGTGCATGGCGTCACCGATGAGGCGACCGCCGAGGACTTCCTCGTCCTGCTCACCCTGACCCATCCCGATCTTGCAGCGCTCGAGGCGGATGCGCCCGAGCTTGGCGTGTCAGGCGGTGCGCTGCGTCTGGTCAATCATCCGGTCAATATCGTCTCGCGCGGCGAGACCTATCTCGGCTTTCCGTTTTCCTGGGTTGATCCCGAACAGGGCGAGCGACCGCGACCGCGCGCCCGCTTGCGGATCGACAATGTGGACCGGCGCATCACGCAACTGATCCGGTCCCTGAGCTCGGCGCCCTACGCCCGCGCCGAGATCGTGCTCGGCTCGGATCCGGACACGGTCGAGCGCGCCTATCCCCCTTTCGTGATGACAAGCGCGGATTGGGGCGATGTGGACGTGTCCGCCGATCTCGGCGTCCGCGATGATGATGACGAGCCGGTTTGCGCCTGGTCACATTCCCCAAAATTCTCCCCGGCCCTGTTCTAGAGCTCATGACCTTACAGATTTCACCGCCGCGCGGCTGGCACGCGGCGTATATCGGCGCGCCTTATCGCGACCATGGCGACAGCCCCGAGGGCTGGGATTGCTTTGGTCTCGTCTGGTGGTGCCGCGTCCATGTCTATGGCGATCGCGGCCTTGATCGCGAGCTGGCGCGCCGCGCGCCCGAACCTGCAGCCCTGTCGCGTCCCGATCGTCTCGCCGCCCATGCGGCCGCCTTTGACGCGGGGCTGGGCTCGGGCGGATGGATCCCTAGCAAGCGCGAGCCCGGCGCGGCGGTCCTTTTCAATATCGCCGGCCGGCCGGTTCATGTGGGCCTGATGCTGCATGACGGGGGTTTCCTGCATGTGGACCGACAGACGCCCACCTGCGTTGAACGGCTCGACAGCCCGCAATGGGCGCGCCGCGTTGGAGGCTTCTATGTCCCGGTCTGATCGCGCCGCTCTCATGGCCTCGGTCTTTGACCGGCCCTTCGCCCAGACTGGCCCGCGCCGGGTGGAGATCCCCGAAGGCGCGAGCCTTGCTCAGATCGTTCGGCTCGCCGTGCCCGATCCCGTGCTCGCCAGCCATGTGCGGGTCCAGCTCGACGGCGAATGGATCGAGCGCACGGACTGGGATTTCGTGCCAGAGGCCGGGGCTTGTCTGACCCTTGCTGTGCGTCCGGCCGGTGGCGATAGCGGGAACAAGTTCCTGCGCACCCTCTTGCAGATCGCAGTCATAGCGGTCGCGACCTGGGTCGGCGGCGGAGCGGGCGGCTTAATTGCGTCCAAGTTCTGGGCGACGGCGGCCGCCGCCTCGGTCATGGTCGTGGGCAATCTTGCGATCAACGCGCTTGTGCCGCCGCCCCAGCCCAGCCTCGAGCCCGGCCGGTTTGATCGTGGTTACACGATCGAGGGCGCGCGCAACCAGTACGATCCTTACGGCCCGGTCACGGTGTCGTTCGGCGAGGTGCGGATCTTTCCCAAGTTCCAGGGTTTGCCGGTTCAGGAAACCCATGGGGATGACACCTATATCCGCTTCTTGCTTTCGCTCGGTCCCATGCCGCTCGAGATCGTTCCGGGCTCGATCAAGATCGGCGAGACCGAGATCGAGACCTTTCAGGGCGTTGAGATCGAAACCCGGCTCAAGCCGAATGATCCGCCCCTGACGCTCTATGCGCGCGATCCCTTCGCCGAACAGGTGGGCGCGACGCTCACCCCCGAGGCGGGCTGGATCACGCGCACCACGGCGGTGGGCGTCACGGAGATCATCGCCGTGATCGCCTTCCCGATCGGCCTTGGCGGCAAGAACAAGAAGGGCAATGACGAGTATGCGAGCGCCACGGTGGCGATCGAGTACCAGCCCGTCAGCGCCGATCCGGCCACCGGCGCGTGGTCGAGCTATCGCGCCAGTGCGCCGCTGGTGAATGACCGGCTTGCCGAGCTGGGCGAAAACCGTTTGCGCACTGACCCGTTCCTCGACATGGCTGCGCTTGATAGCGGCTATGAGCAGGCGGGGGCGAGCTCGGGGCCGATCACATGGCGGCGCAAGGAATCGGGCAAGCCCTTCCAGCGCGAGGTGCGTTTTGCGGTTCCGCAAGGCCAGTATCGCGTGCGCGTGCGCCGCACGGATCCCGAGATCGATGACGGCCGCACGGCGAACCGGGTGCAGTTCGCCCAGCTTATCTCGATCGCGCCGACAGATCCCAATCCTGAGCCCGATCACGCCGTCATGGCGGTGCGCATCAAGGCGTCTGATCAGCTCTCGGGCGTGGTCGATACGCTAAACCTGGTCTTGCGCCGGATCGCGCCCACGCTCGACCCGGCCATCCTCGAGGCGGATGAGCCCGATCTCGGCCTTGTGACGGGTGATGACTGGACGGTTCAAGCCGTTACGGCGCGCCCGGCCGACGCGGCCCTGTTCGCCATGCGCGGGCCGATGGTGGTCAATCCGACCCCGGATGACGAGATCGACTGGCCCGCCTGGGCGGCCTTCGCGCGCTGGTGCAGGCTCAAAGGGTATCGCTTTGATTACGGCCTGACGGGGCCGATGAGCCGGGGCGATTTCGTTCGGCTCGCCTGCGCCGCCGGCCGCGCCCGGCCGGTCCGGATCAATGGCAAATGGTCAGTCGTGATTGACGGCCCTCGCGCGGATGGGCCGCGCCAGTTGTTCACCGCCCGCAATGTCAGCAATTTCCGCGTTGTTCGCACCTTCCCGGGCGAGGTTCATGCCTTGCGGGTGCGCTTCCCGAACCGCTTTGAAGGCTATCGCGAGGATGAGCGGGTCGTCTATTTCGAGGGCTATTCGCTCGATGGCTCCGAACCGGACACGCAAGTCGCGACCAAGATCGAGGCGCTTGATCTGCCCGGGGTGACGGATCCCGATCAGGTCTATGAGCTCGCCCGCTTCTTTGGCGCAACCGCGATGCAGCAGACAGAGCGGTTCAGCTTTGACTGCGATATTGAGTATCTCGTGTCCAACTATGGCGATCTGGTCGCGATCCAGCACCCTGTGATGGTGCTCGGCCTCGGGGCCGGCCGGATTGTCGAGGTCGAGACAAACGCCTCTGACGCCGTCATTGCAATCACGCTCGACCGCACGGTCGAGATGGTTGCCGGCGAGCGCTATGGCCTCGCCTGGCGACGGGTGATCGAGCCGCAAAGCGGTGCGGCGGCTGTTGAGGTTCAGGGCGCATTCGAGGTCGAAGCCGTCGCCGGCGAAACGGCGCGGCTCGTTCCGCTTGTCCCGGTCGCGCCGGCGGATGGCCCGCGCCCGCGTCCGAATGATCTCGTCGCCTTTGGTCATTATGGCGAGGAAACCGCACGCGCGCTGATCAAGCAGATCACCCCCCGGGCGGGCTTCGAGGCGACGGTCGAGACCGTGCTCGAGGCGCCGATCCGTTATCAGGCCGGCGAGGGGCCGATCCCGACCCATAACACCGCGCTTGTCACCCCGCCCCGCCGGCGTCCGCCCAGCCCCGAGCTGGTCGCCGTCAACGTCACGCCTGAGCAGATCCATATCAGCCTGAGCGCACCGGCCGGCTATGAGGATCGCATCGCGGCGATCGAGGCGAGCTGGCGTCTCAGCCCGGAGGAAGACGCCGAGGCGCGCTGGACGCCGCTTGCGCCGCTGGGCGCGGATAGCCGGGTGATCAGCTTCACCCCGCCGGACCCGGCCGCCGAGTATGACTTCCTCATCACTGCGATCGACGGGGCGGGGCGGCGCTCGGACCCGCCGCTCATCGTGTCGCAGATCGCGGCGGACAATGTGATCGACGCGCCGCGTAATGTGACGGCGATCGGGGCGGTGTCAGTCTCGGCGAACGGCGTGCGCCAGCCTGTCCTGCAGATCGCGGCCGAGCCCGATGAAGACCAGACCCTCACCGAGCTCGTGGTCGAGATCCGTCCGTCTGGATCCACCGAGCTCGCCGACTTCCAGCCGCTCGCCGTGCTGCCCCCCGATCGGCCGAACCGGGACGTGCGCGATATCGCCCCCGGCGCCACGCTCGATGTGGGCTTCCGCTACCGCGCCCGGCGTGGCGAGCGCCTGATCTATTCCGCCTATGAAATCGTCGAGGATGTGGCGATCCCCGATGAGCTCGGCGCGACCGAAGCGGGCGGCGTGGATGAGGAGACAATCACAGAAGCTCTCGAGGCGGGCGAGATCCTCGCGCAGACGATCTGGGAGGATGCGCTAGACCGTCACGATGGCGTTCGCGATATCCTGCAAGAGTTCGGCAATGCGGGCGCGGTGACGGATGCTGCGCGGGTGCAGGCTTTGGCGGCGGCGGAAAGCGCGACCGAGGCGGGCAATAGCGCCAGCGCGGCGGCGGGGTTTGAGGCGAGCGCCCAGACCGCCGCAACGGCGGCGGGGGAAAGCGCCAGCGCGGCGAGCGTGTCAGCCGGGGCGGCGGCGACCAGCGCCAATGCAGCGGGACAGAGCGCCAGCGCGGCGGCAGGCTTCAGCGCCAGCGCTTCGACGTTTGCGGGTCAAGCAGAACAGTACGCAACGGCGACGCTTGAGTTGCGCACTGAAGCCCAGACGGCGGCGAGCAACGCTGCATCAAGCGCAACCCAGGCCGCGACGGCGTCGAACAATGCGGCGGCGTCGGCATCGCTCGCCCAGGACAAGGCGAACACGGCGACGGCGATGGCGTCGAGCGCCACGGACAGCGCGGCGGCGGCAAGTGAGAGCGAAGCCCGCGCCGCCCAGAACGCGGTTGTCTCGGCGACCTATGGCGCGTCCGCAAAGCAGGACGTGAAGGATGCTGAAGACTTCTTCACGTCCGATCTGTCGGCTCTGAGCTATAACGATGGGGCCTTCGCAGACTGGACAGAGGAAGCGATAACGGGCGGCGCGGTGGTCGTCTGGTCGACGGTCAATTCGCCCGCGCTCTGCACGCGCGCCCGCTTTGTGCCGACACCGGGGCGGCGCTATCGGGCGACAGTGGTCTGGCGCTATGTGTCTGGCTCGCCGGGTGATGTGACGGTCGGATTCCGCGCCCTTAACGCATCGAGCGGCGCCTTTGTCGCGAACCGCTGGGCGACCGTCGAGGCGGGCGCGTCCGGCGAATGGCGCGAGGCGAGCTATGACATCACCGCGACCGAGGCGATGGCGGCTGAAAGCTGGTGTCCGGTCATTCGCCGCACCGGGGCGACGGGCCGCATCGAGGTGCGGTCGCTGATTTGGCGCGATATCGACGCCTTGCGTGCGGTCGGCCAAAGTCAAATCACGGTGTATTCGACCGCTGATGAAGCCTTCGCCGGATTGCTGCAACAGGTCGCTATTGGCGCGGACTATGCGGGTATGCGGTTTGCGCTGCAGAACACGGGCGGGGCGGTCGCCTCGGCGATCAATTTCGCCTCTCAAAAGCTGGGCTTTGGCCTGACCTATGATGATCCAAGCATCGTCATCGATCCGCTGAATGAAACGATCTATGCGCTCTCGCCGGATCGCACGGTGAAGACCTGGGAAGTGAAGACCGCGACGGGTCAGGTGATCGAGCGCAAGCCTGACGGGACGGTGATCAGCGACAATCTCGACGGCGGCATTCAGCGCGACGGCATCCGTCCGGGGGCGCTTGGTTCCCAGGGCGTTGCGTTCGAGAACCGTCATTACTTTCTGCCGAACAATTCGACCACGCGCACGGCGGCGCAAGCGACGTCAGCCTTTGCGCCTCTGTCCATCGAGACGAACGCCATTGCCTTCCCGGCGAGTGAGTGGGTTTCTGTCCGCGCGGGCATCACCATGAAGGCGACCAGCGATATGTTCGGTCATTTCAATGGCCGGATCATGCTGGTGCGGCGCGCGACCTATCCGACCGCTGGGCAGGTGACGACCACGCTGGCCGAAGACACGCCGCACTTCTCCGTCGCGGTAAACGGTTACTGGTCGTCGGGCAATCGCCGCGATGCGGGCAAGATCGAATTGCGCCCGTGGGTGTTCGAGATTTTCGACAATCCGCCCCAGAACGGCGGCGAAGACCCGGTCTCGATCAAATACCAGTTGATCGTCAGCGCCGAGAATATCGGTGGCGGGTACTTCGAGAACTTCAATGACAATAACGGCGCGCGCCGGTTTTACGGCGACCGCGCTTTCGTTCACGCGGTCGAGGTGGCGTCCGGCCCGGTCGGCGTTGATGTGCGGCGGTCAAGCTCGGCGCCGGCTGCCCTGCCGTCGCCGCCTGCCGTCTCGATCACGCCGGGCGGCAACTTCCTGCAATGGAATTAAGGAGAGGGCGCAATGCCTGCGATTGATCACGCGCAATTCATCGAAGAGCTGGCCGACGCGATGGAAGCGGCGGGGCTGAGCTTCAACCGGGCCGCATTCACCGCACCCTTGCCCCAGGCGGTCACTGATTGGCTCGGCGTCAACGTCTCGCGCCCGGTGCTGGCGGATCGCGTTGTTCGGGTGCTGGCGACCATTCAGGGCGCGGTGACGGGCGACGGCCCGCCCGACCCTGAGCTGGGCGGGCTGATCTATTTTGATGAAACCAATATCGCGATTTACCGCCGCACGGATCAAGGCGCATGGGACGCGGGGCGGACGCTGATCGGCGATCCAGGCGATGACGCCTATGCGGTCGCGGTCGCGGACGGGTTCACGGGAACGCGGTCTGAATGGCTGGCGTCTCTGGTCGGCCCTCAAGGCGATGACGCCTATGCGGTCGCGGTCGCGGACGGGTTCACGGGAACGCGGTCTGAATGGCTGGCGTCTCTGGTCGGCCCACAAGGCGATGACGCCTATGCGGTCGCGGTCGCGGACGGGTTCACGGGAACGCGGTCTGAATGGCTGGCGTCTCTGGTCGGCCCACAAGGCGATGACGCCTATGCGGTCGCGGTCGCGGACGGGTTCA